TCATCCGGCCCTTCGTAGTTTCGCTCGGCTGTCGCGGATGCGGCGCAGTCGTTTCACGAGGACCGGGTCGGCCTTGAGGGCGTCCGGGTCGTCGAGCAGTGCGGCGAGAATCTGATAGTAGCGTACAGCCGACAGGCCGAGCTGGTCGCGAATGTCGGCTTCCTTGTTGCCTGGCGCTGTGTACCAACGCTTTTCGAACTGCAGGATCTCTTCCTGTTGTGGTGTCACGGCTGTCTCCGTTCGAGTTCGTCGTCGATGAATGCGCGCTCGCCGTCGGTGAGATTGCGAACGCGGGTGAGCAGGGTGGGGAGGTCGACCCATAGTTCCTCGGCCGCCTCGTCGTCGATGCGGTTGCGGTTCCATGCGATGACGTCGATCAGTGCGTCGAGTTCGATCAGTCGCTCGGCGGAGATCCGCTCGACGGTTTCTTCCTCTCGCATGGCGAGATGAAGATCGCGAGGGACGGGGCCGCGCTCGACATGGACCAGTTCGTGCGTCAAGGTGCATCGGCGTTCACGCTGACTTGATGACGCCTCAATCTGAATCCCGTCGCCAGTCCACCGCCCGATGCACCCGCTGTCACCATTCGGGTAGGTGACATGGATGTGCGGGTGTTGATCTCGGAGGTGTCGCCACGGGTGCCAACTCATGAATCGGACCATACGGTCGGGGTCCGACAAGTTCGTTGCAGCAGAACGAATTACACGCTTGTAAGATTACTTTCGAGTTCGCGCGTTGAGAACGCCTGAGACACCTTGGACGCCCACTGTCCACGCTCGGAGTCGATCGCAGCTATAGCCATTCCGATGGTGGTTCGCTCATGGGCATCGATGCCGCCCGCCGACTCATCGTTCGCCGTCCAGGTCATGAAGCGGAACTTGTGGGCATCGGGGTAGAACACCGAGACCACCGCGCCGGTTGGGTAATTTCGATCGATAGTCGAGATGATCGTGCCCAAATCGTCAGACTCAAGGCAAACTACTGACCGCATCACTTCGCCTGGCCGTCCGGGCGTTTGGCGCTTGATATGGCTTTGCACCCTGGGGTCGCGAGCCATCCGACTGAAAACGAGGGCAGCCGTCCGGCGCTCGCTAGCGTGCTTATCCACTTGCCCACCTCCTCAGTAGCTGTTCCCAGTTGTCAAGCATCCACCCGTACTGTACGTCGAATTCCCGATCGACGACATGCTCGTCGCCCGCGTTCAGGTCCATAATGTGATGTCTATCAATCTGTCGGTCGTTGGGAGCAGACTGTTTCATACGGTGGCGGTGCAAAACTCCGTCGCACGTATCGACTGCTTCGATCTCGTATCGGTCTCCATCCCTGTGAGCCCAGACCGAGATGCTGAAATAGCGGACCTGACCTCGAAACTGTTCCTGCCTGGCAAAAAGCTCAACCTGCCAGCCGTCCGGGGTGTCACCGAGTGGCATCGGCCATTCAACGGCATTGAATGCCGAGCGAGGCCGTGGTCGGTAGTTGCCGCCCACCTACGCGCCACCCTCGGGAGCCTCACCTTGAGGCTCGTCCTCGGGTTGAATCTGAGTTCGCAATTCCCACTGGCGCTTGGTCTCACCCTTGCGTTGCGCGAGATCAAGTTCCGCTTGCGTAGGTGGCACGTCAGCCTGTGAGCCTTGATCTGCATTAGTCAATGCCTCATCGTTGTCGGCGCTTCGACTCTTCAAGATGGCGCTGAGGATCAACGGTTCGCCCTCGCCTGCCGCCGTATTGGCGGCAACTATGGGGGCTCCTGGCTGGCCGCCGCTGCCGCCCGTGCCGCCGTGCTCCGCGCTGCTCTCTTGCGTCCGCGATTCCTGCTCTTCGTCATTGTGGACATCCTTTACGTTGGCGAGATTCCGATTCACAATTTCTGCGATGTCGAACGACGCCTGGGCACGGATGTGCATCTTCACGAACTCGCGAGTGACACTCTCGATAGCTTCCCTCGCCGAGGCCGGCAGTTCGCCAGCGTTCGGAAGCGTGAGGGAGTGGGGGTCGTTGCCAACTCCTACTGACAGCCCAACCATCCGGGCCGCCGCCATCACAACATCGGTTACTGAGACCCCGAGCCCCTGAGCCAACCCCTTGATCGTGGGCGGGTCAGGAAAGTTCCGCTGAGGCTTCGTCGCAAGTTGATGAAGACGCTTTGCCGTAGGCGTGCCACCGCAGGCGGTCGACAGCCGCTCGTAGGAGCGGGTGCCTTTCCTGTCTGCGATGAGCTCGCCGAGCGTTCGTTCTTCGATCACGAGTGCAACCGTCGCTTGTCGCTGGATGAACTGTCCACTCGTGAATCTTAGGCAGTGCGCAACGCCGTTTACCAGCGCGACGGTCCCAATACGCCTAACTACTGGTCAAAAGAATTTCTGGCGCATCCCCAGACCAGCGGCGATTGTCTTCGCTACCGCTTGACGCAATGCCTAGCAATGGGTAATGATTCACCGCGTCACGCTTGACAGAACGCCTAACGAGGGGTGAGGATATGCAGGTCACAACAACCCAGCGCCGTCGAATCCAACGAAGGAGGTGGCCAGTGGGAATGCGGATGAAGCTCGTAGCGCGCGATGCGTTGCTCGACCGGATGATCCGGAAAGACTTCTCGAACCGCCGTCTGGCGAAATACGCCGAATGTGCACCCGGCACGATCGACAACTTGCTCAGCGGCCGGACGCAGGCGGTAAACAAGCCACGCACCGCCGAGCTGATCTGCGAAGCGCTCGACGTACCGCTCGATGTATTTTTCGTGCCCGAAATATCAAGCAATGAGCGGCAGACCGTCTCTCGACGCAAGGTTCCAGCCTGATCTCAGGCGCAAAAAAGCCGCCACCTGGGCGAACAGGTGACGGCCACGACACAGATTGGAATGCAATGTCAGACCTCACTCTACCAATGCAGTCGTCGTTCGACGAGATGCAGCGACCAGACGGCATGTGGTCCGCACGTGACCTGATGCCAAGCCTGGGCTACGGAGCTGACTGGCGGAACTTCGAGTCGGTCATCGACCGCGCTCGAGCGACTGCCGAGAACCAGGGCTACCGGTTCGAGGACCTTTTCGTTGGCGTCACCGAAAAGTCCGGTGGCCGTCCCCGCTTCGACTACTCGATGACTCGGTTCGCCTGCTACCTCGTCGCGATGAACGGCGACCCACGCAAGCCCGAGATCGCTGCAGCCCAGTCGTACTTCGCGATCAAGACCCGCGAGGCCGAGGTTGCGACCCCGCCGGCGCTCACTCCCGCCGAGCAGATGGCTCGCGGCCTCGTGGCTGCACAGGAATTGCTGACAGCAAAGGACGAGCGCATCGCTGAGCTCGAGCCGAAGGCCGACCTCGCTGACACCTACCTCACCTCACAGGGCGGCGCACGACTCGTCCGCGAGGTAGCCAAGACGCTCGGCATGAAGCAGGTTGAGCTTCGACGCTTCCTGCTCGACGAGGATCTGATCTTCGTCAAGCACGCTCCGTGCGGTGACGTGATGTACGACTTCCGCGCTCAGTTCGCCCATCACTTCCAGGCGCGCGAGACCGTCGTCAATCACACCTGGGGCACCTGCTCTCACTACACGCTGCAGGTGTTGCCGCGCGGTGTCGAACTGATCGTGAAGAGGCTTCGCGATACCGGCCACCTCGGTGGTGTCGCATGAGCGCGCCAATCGATACTTCATCCCCATGGCTCACCGTCGATGAGGCCCGCGCCTACGCGCGATGCGGTCGGCAGCAGATGTACCGCGCACTCCATACCGGAGAACTCGTTGGCACGCAGCGCAAGCGGCCGCAGGGGACGTGGCGGATTCATCGCGACGATCTCGACGCGTGGGTGCGGGGGAGTAACCCCGACCAGGCGTCGACGAAGCTCAAGCGCGTCACCCCCGAGCCGCGTCGGCTGCGGAGGTCGGCATGAGCGCCGACGACGGATACGACTACGACATCCACGACATTGACTTGGATGCCGTCGAACAGTTCCTGATCAATCCGACCACGCCTGCACCCTGGCGGGCTGTAGACAACGAGACCTACGGCTCAAGGCTCGAAGCGCTCGGCGGTCAATCCATGGCGGGATGCCCCGACTGCGGAACGGCCGCGTCGCTCGGCAAACCTGACGCCAAGTTCATCGCCCAGGGCCGAACTCTGCTACCCGCGCTTATCGAACGCTTGCGGATTGCTGAGGCCACCTCAGTTCGAGAGCTGACACCCCGCGTGCTCGAGGGGGATTGGGAGACGGCCCGGGATGCACTGGACGCACTGCCAGAAGGTGCGCAGATCCGTTGGCGCACGGGGATCGTCGAGCACACGGCTCTCGCAATACGTCGAGGCCGGTACTGGGCCATCACGGGCTACAGCGGCCCACTTACCTCCGAGTCCATTGCCCGCGACGAGACGCCCATCGAGGTGATCGCATGAGCGAGGAGGTCTACGAAACGGCTGCCCCCTTCGGCAAGAAGGGCAGCTATCCCAGTTCGGGTCCAGAGAACGACAGACAATCCCAGTACCGATACGGAATCGACGTCGAGGGCGACCGTCAAGGGCCGCAGCATCTCGGTACAGAAACCAGCCTCTCTGACGCGGCCCGCGCAGCTAGGGTCGCCGCCGAGAATCGCCGCGAACAGATATCGGCACTTGGTCTGTCGAACACCGTCGTGCCGTGGATTCAACAGGTCACCATCGTCACCAAGGTGATCTTCGCTGAGCATCAGGTAGCACCTGGCGGTTCCTTATGATCCGCCGCCTCCGCCCCCATCTGATCCTCGCCTGCATGCTCCTCGGCGCGCTGGCGGCGTCGCAGTTCTGGCCGGCGTCGTGAAGATGATCCTCCGCGGCGAGGTCTACAACTACCCGCCGTACGCCGAGTGCGACCTCGACGCCCTGATCGAGTGGCGAATGCGTGCCCTGGATCAGGCGACCAATCTCGCCGTCGAGTTCTGCAATGCGCTGATCTGGCGGCTCGCCGGTATCCCGCCGCTGAACCTCGACTTCCTCCAAGAACTACCCGCTGCCGCCGGGCTGAGTGGCGCGGGTTCCCCAGGTGCCGGTGAGCGGTGCATCACCACTACTCCCGGCACCCCAAACGAAACGAGAAACAGATGATGTTCAAGACCGCTGCGCTTATCGCGGCCATCGACACCACGCTCGAAGCTCACGAGGTGGACAAGGAGCGGTTCGAGACGGAGTTGGCAGCACTCGTTGCCAAGTCAACCGAAGAGTGGCTCACGGATTACGCCGAGGTGTGGTCGAAGACTCTCGACAAGCTGCGCCGATCACTGCGTGCGGGTCATCCGATCACTGAGGCGATGCTCCCGCATTCCGGGCGGTCAGGGCTCGCCACCTACCACAAGCCCAATCCGCGCTATGCGGACATCACGCCAGTGATGCACGTTCGCGTCGATCAGTTGACCTCGCTGCGTGCGGCACTGGTCGCAATCGAGGATGAGGCGATCTCGTCCAGCGCTCTTTCGACGCTTGGCTACAAAGATCTCGAATGGCTGTTCAGTGCCACCGTCGCGGCCGGAGGTCGACCATGACCGCCGCCGTCACCATCACCGTCGACCGCCGCTACGACGCCGGCCCCGACCATCCGCCGACCATCGTTGCCACCGGCATGGTCGGCAAGTTCCTCCGCGCAACCCGGTTCAACCCGAACCTGTACCCCGACCCGATCGGGCGCGCACGCCACCTCGCCAAGGTGATCGGTCGCGCGAACGGGCAAGCGGGCAAGTCGTTTTCGGAGCACTGGACCGCCATCGCGGACGAGCTGGAGAAGATCGAGAAGGAGGGTGGCCGCGTCACTCTCCGCTGCTCGAAGTGCGACCAGGTAGTCGCAGTGGTGAGCGCGCCGGCACCGAGCGTTCCGATCACGTGCACGAATCATGGATCGGCGGTGACGAAGTGAGTCGCTACCCCAAGCAGTTGCGTCAGCTTCTCGGTGAGGTCGATAAGCATGAGATGACGATCCTGAAGGACGACGGGCTGTATCGGCACCTGCGCTTCAAGCGTCCCGGATCATCGCTGTACTGGTTCGACATCATCACCTGGCCATGGCATCTCGTGATCGACGGCGATCTTGAGTCGTTCCACTTCTCCCGCGAGGAAGACATGTTCCCGTGGTTCGAATCCAGCGGTGACATCAACCCGGACTACTGGGCCGAGAAGCTGCGCGGCCCGACCGCGTCGGTGACGTACTCACCAGAGCTGTTCAAACGAGCCGTGTTCGAGCGATTCTGGGAGGACCGGGAGCATCGCTCCGACCGCGGCCTTGAGAACGCCCCACTGTGGCGTGAGATCCGGCGTGACCTGATGGACATTGCCGAGTGGGGCGAAGAGCACGTACGCGCTGCGCTACGCGACTTCCAGTTCGACAAGTACGTCTTCACGGACTCATACGACATGAACTTCCGAGAGCTCGACCACCACTATCTGTTGAGCTGTCACGCGATCAACTGGGGTATCCGCAAGTACCGCGCCGCTCAGGCGGTGGCGGCATGAACGACTACATCCAGGTCGACCACGGTCGCATCGTCGACGGCGACGTGCTCGAGAGGCCCGAACGTCACCTCACTCTCGTCGCGTCGGACAACTGGCCGACCGAGGCCGACACGGATCCCTACGAGCGTCGATCCAACCCCGTGACCGTCGCGCTGTGGTGCGCGCTGATGTCCATCGCCATCGGATTCGTGACATGGGCGGCGTGGTGAACAGCGACGATCCCGCGTCCGACTGGGACGCCGAAGACGAAACCGACAGAGCCTACGAGCTGTGGCTCGATAAGAAACTCGGAGTAGCACAGTGAGCACCAATACTTCTCGCAGCCAACGAGAGCCATATATCGGCCCTCCACGAACACGATGCCGGCCGATGCCGAAGGCGCACAAAGTCGGATTGGAGCCTGCGCGCGAGCACATCATCCACCTCTCCGACCTGGGCATGACCCGGTGCATGATCGCACGAGGTGCAGGCTTATCGGAGCGACCAATCCTGGACATCGTACGGCGCAGGCCGTCGTACATCCTCGCGCAGACCCAGCAGATGATCCTCGCCGTCAGTCCCCGCCCTAATCCCCAACAGGCGTTGGTTCTTTCATACGGCGCTCGACGCCGGATCGAGGGCCTGGCCGTCATGGGCTGGTCGATCCGCGAGATCGCTCGGCGCGAGAACGTTCAGGACATGACGGTCAAGCGCCCTCGATCTGCTCCACGCATCCAGTGGCGCGTACACACCCTGATCGCGGACGTGTACGAGGAGCTGTCCCATATTCGTTGCGACAACACCCGAACGATCCTCTGGGCCCAGGCCAACGGATTCGTGCACCCGATGCTGTGGGACGACATCGACGACTACTACGAGGTGCCGGTCGAGCCAGTCGACACGAAGATCCCCGACGAGATCGTGATTCAGCGCCTCGCTGATGGGCGCGCCGTCGACCGAGTGTCGAAGGTGGAGCGCGCCGCCGCGGTGCAGATCCTCACCGACCGGGGACTGTCCTCGGCTGAGATCGCCGGCCGGATGCGGGTTTCGCAGCGCCAGGTCGTTCGTGACCGCGGCCTGGCGGTGGCGTCATGAGCGCGCTGACCGCAACGGACCTCTTCGCTGGTGCCGGCGGATCGTCGGAAGGCCTCGCCCAGGCTGGTTACAACATCTCGATCTGCGCGAACCACTGGCGTACCGCCGTCGACACGCATCAACTCAATCATCCGAACACCGAGCACCGAATCGCGAATCTGTCCGAGACTGATTTCCGCACGTTCCCCAGTACCGACATCGCGTGGGTATCGCCGTCGTGCGTATGGCACGCCCGATCCGGTGGACGTAAGACCCCGCCTGCCGAGGTAGAGCGACTGCGGGACGACGCCGGGGCGATCGATCGGGCGACAGCATTCGCGGTCATCGCGGCAGCCGAGGTGCATAGCTACGAGGCTGTCATCGTCGAGAACGTCGCCGAATTCGCCAAGTGGTCACTGTTCGACTGGTGGCTCGCCGGTATGCGCCAGATCGGCTACCGGGAGCAGATCGTCACTCTGAACGCGAAGGACTTCGGACTGCCGCAACATCGGGAGCGCCTGTTCATCGTGTTCACCCGTCGTGGTGACGTCGATCTGGCGCTTCCCGAATCGGCGCCGGTTTCCGCCTCGAGCATTCTCGACGCCGACCTCGGCAAGGTCGTCACCCGACCGCTATACGTGACGCCGCAGATCGAACAGATCAAGGACCGCGGAGTCGCCCATCTGGTCACGTACCGACGCAACGCGAAGGCCCGACGAGCAGACCGGTTTCCACTCGCCACGGTCACAGCCGGCGGGAACCACCACGGCATTGCCACCGTCACCGACGATGGCCCGCGGTTCCGGATGCTCACCAACCGCGAATGCGCTAGAGCTCAGGGCTTCCCGGACTCGTACCGGTTTGTCGGTAGTACGAAGGACGTCAAGAAGCAGATCGGCAACGCCGTCCCGGTCAACGTCGCGAAGTGGATCGGTGAGCGCGTTGGCGCACACATCACGCAGGAGGTCGCGGCATGAGCGATCTCGTGGAACAGCCCGGCCAGTACGACGGCATTCCCGACTCGGAGTACCACGCCGACAAGGGATCTCTGTCGTCATCCGGCGCACGCAAGATGCTCCCACCGTCGACGCCGTTCCAGTTCAAGTGGGAACGCGATCACCCGCGTACCGAGACGAAGGACTACTTCGACCTCGGTCACGCCGCGCACACGCTCGTGCTCGGCGAGGGTGCCGAGATCGTCGAGCTCGAGTTCGACGCGTGGACCACGAAGGCGTCGAAGGAAGCACGCGACAAGGTGTGGGCCGAGGGCAAGACGCCGTTGCTGTCCAGGGACTTTCGCAAGGTCCACGAGATGGCGGCTGCGATCAAGCAACACCCCCTTGCCGAGGCGCTGTTCTCGTCCGGTGTCGCTGAACGCTCGCTGTACTACCGCGACGTCGAGACCGGCGTGATGCTGCGGGCCCGACCCGACTGGCTGCCGACGCAAGGCCGAGGTCGGCTGATCATCACCGACTACAAGACTGCGGCGAGCTCGGACCCGTCGAAGTTCGGCAAGTCCGCCGGTGACTTCGGCTACCACCAGCAGGACGCGTGGTACCGCGACGCCGCGATCGCACTCGGTCTCGACGACGACCCCGCGTTCGTGTTCGTCGTCCAGCAGAAGGAAGCGCCGTACACCGTCAGCATCGTCGAACTCGACCGCGACGCAGTCAATCTCGGCCGTCGACTCAACCGAGCCGCGATCGACCTGTACGCGAAATGCGAAGCCAACAACCACTGGCCCGGATGGGGAGAAGAGCCCCATCTCGTGAGCCTGCCCAGTTACGTCCATTACAAAGCCGAGGAGATCTTGAGCAATGTCTAGTCCCGCCCGTTACCAGCCACTCGCACAGCCGCCCGTTCGTTCGACCACGAGCCAGGCGACACAGATCGAGCAGTCCCGCGCCGTCGCCGAGGTCCAGGCCGCAGTGCTCGTCGCGCAGCAGAACCCGCGCAACAAGTCGATCGCGGTGTCGGAGATGCGCGACTCCACCGCGCAGAAGTCCGTCGCCGAGAAGGCGTTCTTCTCGTTCCCTCGAGGCGGTCAGACCGTGTCCGGCCCGTCGATCCACATCGCCCGCGAACTCGCGCGGTGCTGGGGAAACATGCAGTACGGGCTGGCCGAGCTGCGTCGTGACGACGACAAGGGGGAGTCGGAGATGCAGGCGTTCGCCTGGGATCTCGAGACGAATGCGCGCAACACGTCGACGTTCATCGTCCCGCACAAGAGGGACAAGACCGGCGGCCCGGTGAAGCTCACCGACATGCGCGAGATCTACGAGAACAACGCCAACTCGGGCGCTCGCCGCGTGCGCGAATGCATCTTCGCGATCCTGCCGTCGTGGTTCGTCGACGAGGCCGAGGACCGGTGCCGAGAGGCGCTGCAGGACGGCGGGGGAGTGCCGCTGGCAACTCGCATCGCCAACTCGATCCAGCACTTCGAGAATGCTGGCGTCTCGCGTAAGCAGCTCGAGGTGAAGGTCGGTAGATCGTCGAGCGAGTGGAGCGAGAACGATCTGACCGAGCTCGGCATCACGTTCACGTCGATGCGGAACGGTGAGATCACCCGCGACGAGGCATTCCCTCCCGTGAAGCTGAGCGCGGCCGAGATCAAGGCGGACCGCGCTGCCGCGCCGGCCGAGCCTGCGAAGGGGGAGGAGGCAACGCCGCCGGAACCGCCGGAGGACGACGGGCCAGTCGATGGCCCGATCACGGAGAAGCACGGCCGCGAGCTGGCCGAGGCGTTCAAGTCGAACAAGCTCACCCGATGGGCGGATCGTCTGAAGTGGTTGCGCGACAACTCCATCATCGGCAAGCAGGAAGAGCCCGAGAACGGGATCGCAGGCCTGTCCGATGCTCAGGCTGTCGTCGCGCTCGACGTGTTCGACGAGCTCGCCAAGGTGATCGAGCCAGCGAACGGCGGTGAGCCAGCATGAGCGCCGTCGATGATCAACTACTCCTGTCCGAGAACCGCGCCACCCGCGCTACCGAGGCGCTGTATGACGACCGTATGGGCACCCACGCGATGGTCGAAGCTGCACTCGCGCAGCGGGATGCGATCCACGCCCTGACTCTCGCGATCGTCGAGATGTCGAAGCCGCGACACATCGAGGTCCACGTCGATAGCGCGGTGACGCAGTGAACGTCACTCTCTACTCGCAGAAGAACTGCATGCCCTGCACCGGCACCAAGCGCGCCCTCAAGCGCAACTCCATCGAGTTCACCGAGGTCGACGTCGCGTCCGCACCGGACGCCGCCGACCCGATCCTCGAGCTCGGCTACCGCTCCACGCCCGTCGTCATCGTCGAGTTCGACGAGGGCGGGCGGGACCACTGGGACGGCTACCGGCCCGACAAGATCGAGGCGCTCGCGTACCTCGCAGCCGAGGGGAGGGGCGCATGAGCGCGCTCGTGTTCCTTGACACCGAGACCACCGGCCTGCATCCGGACCGTCGCCCGTGGGAGATCGCGATGATCCGCCTCGAGAGCCATTCCGGTGACGCGAAGCTCAAGGGTTGCACGATTCTCGTTTCGGATGTCGATCTGTCGCAGGCGGACCCGATGGCACTGTCCATCGGCAAGTTCTACGACCGGCATCCGAACTTCTCGCTCAACGATGGCCCGCAGCCGCCGCAGCCCAACGGAACTTGGCTGTTCTCGGAGGAATCGGCCGCTCGAAAGGTGGAGCGTTGGACGCGAGGCGCAACCATTGTCGGCGCGAACCCGTCGTTCGACACCATCACGCTCGACGCGATGCTCCGTCGCCACAATCTCGTTCCGTCGTGGCATCACCGCCTGGTCGATGTCGAGTCGTTGACTGCCGGACATCTCGGATCCATCGGGGATGACGGTCGACTACTGGGCGCGACTCGATGCGCCGATGTGCTCGGTCTCAACTACGACGCCGATCAGACCCACACCGCAGAGGGCGACGCCGTGCTCGCGCTGCGGATCTACCGGAAGGTCGTTCCGTCATGATCGATGTGTTCGTCGCACGCGGAACCGGAAACGCCCGCGGACCACTGAGCGACATGTGCGGCCTCGTGACGCGCAAGCTCAACCCCCAGAAGTTCCGACTCGGGGAAGTCGACTATCCGGCGACCATCGGCCGGATCGGCGCGATGGACGGCAAGGGCTTCCCGCTCGACGTCAGCGTCGACATCGGGGTCCGCGATCTCGCGTGGAGGGTGCGCAACTCACCGAACCGCGCGGGCATCATCTCGTACAGCCTCGGCGGGATCGTGGTCTCACGGTTCCTCGAGGGTGTCGAGCGTGGCGACTTCCGCAACGCGAACGGGACGAAGCTCGACGTCGCGTTCGTCGTCAACATCGCCAACCCGTCACGCGCACCGGGTGATTCGATCGTGCCCGCGCCCGGCTTCGGTCTGCACTCGTCGCACGGGAAGTGGCCGGCGAGCACCGTCGTCTACGAGTTGGCCAACCCGCGCGACATGATCTGCTCGACCGATCGGTTCAGCCCGGCTCGGCGGATCGCAGCAGGAGTGTCCCCGTACGCGGCGCTCGAGCTCAACCAGTCCGACCCGTTCAAGAGCCTCGATGCGCTGCAGTCGACGGACTGGCTCGCGCGCCTCCGTGGTGGTTCGTACACCGCGGCCGCCGCGGGATTGCTCGGGTATCTCGTGCCCTACGGCAACCCCGGCCGCACGCAGCACACGTGCTACGGCATCGAGAACGTGCCCGGCACCAACGTCACGTGGACGGATTGGGCTGCGGCTGAGATCAATCGGGGGTGGGGGAGGTGAGCCAGGTGACCATCACGGTACCGGAGATCGGATACAAGCCCGAAGGTATGGCGGACGCCGAAGGGTATGCCCGCGCCGCCACCAATCTGCGTGGTAACTACCAGGTCGGCGGCTCGAATATGCGAGCCGCCGTGGCCCTCTTGCTCGACCGCGTTTGCATCGCTCTCGACAGTAAGTCAGGTGCGCCGACTTCCGACGTGGATGAAGCCTCCGCCGTGCGCAAATTCATCCGAGAACGCCATGAGTATGTCCTGGCTGCGAGCGCCAGCAACGGCTCGGATGCCGACTACTTCCGCTGGCAAGGGCACATGGAAGCCCGTCGGCAACTCGCACAGAAGCTGGGTCTGCCGTACGAGTTCGAGGTTCGACCATGACGACCGAACGCGAGATGCTCGATCTCGTCCATCAGCGCTATGCCCAGGCTTTCAACGGCACCAGCCCGCGGTACGTCGTAGCCGAGCATGTCCAGTTCAACCCGACATGGGCCACGCGCTGCCTCGATGCGGTCGTAGCGGACATGTGGCCGTCCGAGGGGTTCGCGATGCACGGCATCGAGATCAAGTGCAGTCGCAGTGATCTCAAGCGGGAGCTGGATCATCCAGAGAAGGCCGCGACGTTCTCGGAGCATCTGGACTACTTCTGGTTGGCCGTGTCCGAACTGAAGTGTCTGAGCAACCTGACGGTGCCCGATCAGTGGGGCATTCTGATCATCCGCTCGGGGAAGCTGTGCGTGAAGCGTCAGGCACGTCGGTTGCGTCCGAAGGTGACTGGATATCAGGAACGTGATCCGTTGCCGCGCAACGTTCAGGTGGCGATGCTGCGTGCCACTCGGAAGACGTACGAGGCACGTTCTGCGGTTGCTTCGGGGGTGGTGTTGTGAGCGCAGTGAACCCGAAGCTGATGCGTGTCGTCCCCGCTGTCGAGCCGAAACCGATGACCTTCGATCAGGTCCAGGAAAGCGGCAACAAACTCGCCAAGGAACTGCGGCCAGCACTCATTAGGGCAACACAGACGGGCATGGTCGAGCGCACATTCAAGGATCGGTGGAATGTGCAGGACGTTCGCAACATCCGCCATCAGGCGCGTCTCGCGGTATCGCAGTGGCAGGAAGTCGACGCCATCGCAACGGAAATCCTCGACCAGGTCGACCGAGCCAAAAGAGGTGCGCAGTGAAACCCGCACACATCGACGTCATCGCACGCGCTCTTGCGGACACTGCCGACGACGGATGCTTCGACAACCCGCCAACCTACGACGATGAGGGGTTCCTCGATCTCGACGTCGATCTGAATGAGTGGAACTCGGGCGAGGAAGACCGCGAGCACTGGACCAAGCTCGCACACGCCTCGGTGTCGAAGCTGACGGACGCCGGCTACAGCATCGTCGAAAGCATTCGTGTCGGTAGTCGCGTGCATGTGAGCGGCAACCTCGGAACCGTGCAATCGGTTCACGGCGACTTCTGCATCGTTGACTTCGGCGACGCTGGTGTCTACCCGAACCGAATCACTGACTGCACCATCGCTGCCGCCGAAGGGGATACCCATGGCTGACAAACCGTGGTGCTACCTCGATGCGCCCGTACTCGACGCCCTCGACCTCGCGTCGATCGCTGTGACGAAGATGTTCGACGGGCACCCATATCTGGTCGGATCGTGCCTGATGAAGCCTGGCTACCGCGACGTTGACATTCGCACGATCCTGTTCGACGAGCACTACGACAGATTGTTCGGTCCAGGCCAGCACCGTGATGCGTTGCGGCACCTGATCCAGAAGGCGATCACCGATCGCTATGTCGCCGAGACTGGGCTTCGGATCGACTACCAGATTCAACGGATGAGCATCGCGAACGAGAAGTTCCCGAGCGGCGTCAGGCATCCACTCGGCATGTACCCCGATTCCGCTGAGGAGGAGAAATGAGTAGAGCAAACGCCGTCCACATCTGCGGCGGCGATACCCGGCCCGGTTCACGTGACAAGTGCCGCAACACACTTCACGACTGGCCGCTTCCATCTGGCTACGTCGACGCGTCAGAAATGGCGATGTCTCGGCTCGCGCAAGGCTGGGCCAACATCCAGTGCGACGAATGCAATATCTACGGATGGCGACAGGGCCAGATGCGAGGACTTGCCGCTGAGTCGGTGCGAGTTTCTGCTGCCGCTGAGAGGGAGAAGCCATGACCGCACATGTGCTCGAGGAGGACTTCTCCGCGCAATCGTCTCAAGGCGACAGTCGATGGTGGTGCAGTTGCAGGAAGTGGAGCACCACCATCGTGCACACCCCACATGCGGTTCGGGAGCACGCGGGGCATGTGCGAGAAGTTGAGGGGGATCGATGAACGATGACTACGAATGGCGGCCCTACGTCTCACCGATCGAACCTCAACATCCCGACGAAGAGGCCGCCCAGTACATGGAGCGGGAACGGATCCGCATCGCAGCGGAAACCCTCGGAGTCGAGTTCGACGAACGGCATGTGACTGCGGCGACATGGGATCTCGCCGGCTTCGAGTGCGGCTACCACAACATGTGGCGGATCGAGCACGGCGTCGATTCGGATCTGGTTGCCCGTGTCGCTGATGTCGCGAGGCGGACCACGTGACCCTCTATCTCATCTCCGCCGCCGTCATCGTCGCTGCCTGCTATGGCCTGTATCTGGTGCTGCAGGAGTCCGATGCCGAACGCGCGCTGACGTATCCGCTCGGGAGTCCTGAGCGCCTGATTCTGGAAGGAGGGCACTGATGGCCCTGACGAAACGGTTGCGCTTCGAGATCCTTCGACGCGACAACCACCTGTGCCGCTACTGCGGCGCAACAGCTCCCGATGTGAAGCTGACGGTCGATCACGTCGTACCGACATCACTCGGCGGGAGTGACGAACCGAGCAACCTGGTGACCGCGTGTGCGGATTGCAATTCGGGGAAGTCGGCCACGCCGCCCGGTGCTGCACATGTGGACGACGTTCGCGACAAGGCCCTCGTATGGGCTGCTGCAATCGAGGCAGTGGGCGAGCAACGCGCGGCCGATCTCGACCGCCGACGTCTCAGTGAGGATCAATTTCTGTTCATGTGGGAGAAATATCGGCCGCACCAGTTTGCCTCGTGCGATATCGCTTACAGCGAATGGCAGACCGCTCTCGATCGATTCCTCGAAGCCGGCCTGACCGACCGCGATATCGGCGAAATGGTCAAGGTGGCTATGGCGTCGAGGGTGACGCAGAAGTGGAAGTACTTCTGCGGGTGCTGCTGGGCATTGGTTCGGCAGACACACGCTGATGCCGCGGAATTGATCGGAAAGCTCGAAGGTGAGGTGCGCGATGCCAAGGAAGCGGATGATCCATCCCAAATTCTTCGAGTCCCACCCATTGGCTGAGATCGAGGATGTATGCGCGCTCGTCACATTCCAAGGCATCTGGGTGTTCGGCGATGACCGCGGCCGCATCGAAGATGACGCTGACGTGATCTGGATGAAGGTGTGGCCGCTGCGTCGAGACCAGGTGCGGGCGGACGATGTCCGGTGTCACATCGACGCTCTCGTTGACGGCGAACAACTCTGCCGATACGTGATCGGCGGCGGCCGATTCTTGCACGTCATTTCATGGGACGAACACCAGTCGATCAACCATCCGACGCCGTCGAAATTACCGCCTTGCCCCACACATCAGCCCGCCGAATACGCAATGTGGTGGAAAGACGACGACACGGCCACAAATCGGTGGAGAAAACGAGAAAAGGCTGCTCAAGGCGATAAAGGGGATCCCGTAGTGACTACCGTAGTCGCTCCCGTAGTGACTACCTCACAGTGTAGTTCAGTTCAGATTAATTCAGTTCAGGGCGCAAACCCGGCGAAGCCGAACCTGAAACAGCTCAATCCGAAGAAACCGAAAGAGTCGAAACCCACATTCATTCGCCCGTCCCAGCGAGGTGCAATATGACAATCACGATCAAGCTCCCCTGGACCGCACCGCCCCTGTCGATGAACGATCGAGGCGCATCGGCCGGCGCGGTGTTCGCCAAGAATCGCGAGATCAAGAACATTCGGGAGACAGCTCGAATCCTCGCTATCTCAGCCCATCTCCCGCGCGAATGCGGGCATGTGGCGGTCGAACTCCACTATCGGCCCAAAGATGCCCGCAGACGCGACACAGACAACCTCACGGCCACAGCGAAGCCGATCTACGACGGGCTCATCGACTTCGGGCTCGTCCAGGACGACACCCCCGAGTTCATGGCCAAGCTCGAACCAGTGATCCACCAGAAGGGCGTACCGAGTATGTGGCTGGAGATCGTCACATCCGACGAGCCGAGGAGGTTGCCGGCATGAGCGATATCGACATCATCGACCAGATCGACGCACTCGTGGACGAGCAGCTCGCGAACTACGACAACCGATCCGGGTACGACCACGACGTGAACCAGGAGCGCTGCGGTCACTGTTGCCGCGACTGGCACGGTCTCGCGGCCGAGAACTGCCCTGGATCCGCATTCATCGGGCCCCTTCCGCCCCCTGAGTACGCGACCGGCGGAGTAATCCACACCGCACCACTCGGGACTCCACTGCCCACCGATGATGTGTTCGACCCGTCCGCGTGGGCCAACATCGGAATTGCCGACCCGGGCCTGCGATTCCGGCACACGCCGAGAAGCATGTGGTCCGAGCTTCTTCATCGACAACTGATCGAATTCATGATGCTGGACAGCGCAATCGTTGCGCTCGGTGGCACATGGAACAACCAGTGGACGATCGAAGAGGCCCGGGCCGAACGGGACCGGCTCGTTGCTGGCCATACCGCCGACATGACTCTGAACGAAGCGATCCAATATGCGCTGCACTTCCAGGGCGTGCCGTACGACTGGGGCGTCGGCTCGGATGTCTCGGGGCCGTTTGCAGTCGGCGGATTTCGCGTCGACGTCGAGGTGAGCGAGCCCGACACCCGCACGCCACAGCAGCGGGCACTCCCGCGACCATCCACCACGCCGCCGATGTGGGCGAACGACGTCACTCGTTCACGCCGGCCAAGGCGGAACCGGAACCAACCGAACAGGCAGGGAATCGCATGAGTAGCGATACGCCGATCCGTCCGACCGACGAGCAGCTCGCCGAATGGTCCTCCGAGCCATGGCAGTTCCCGGTCTACTACTCCGACGAACACGATCAGTACTTGCAGGGCATGGCCGAGGAGCTCGCCGAAGTCCGGCGGCAGCTCACCCGCGTACGCGGTCTCGCGCTCGGACCGTTCGAGTCGGTGCCCACCATCGCGATCTGCCATGCACTGGCGAGGCGTCGATGAGCAAGCGATCCGAGCGCGCCGTATTCCGCACCGAGCTCCTGGCCGAGCTGCGGGAGTTGGTCGCCGTCGGCCGCAGACTCGCTGCAGTGGCCGAGCAGAACCAAGCAGCCAAGGCCGTCGAACCCCAGGAGCCGAAGCCATGAAAGGTGCACTCAAGCGAAAGTGGAACCACAGGTGGCAGATCGCGTGCGGGCTGATTCCATTCTGCGCACTCCTAGCCCTGGCGTTGTGGCAACGAGAGTGGTTCGAGCAGCCCAGGTTCAGCGCGTTTCAGCTCGCACTTGGCGTCCTGATGACGTGGTATGTGGTTGTAAAGCCAATAATGTTGCGGCACAACATAACTGGCGAGTAATTGTGGTAGAATCCGGTAGTATCGACTGTCGTTCGGAAGGTGTAACCATGGGCGATGACCACCTGTTCGTCTCGCGAGCAACACTGCGTGAGATCGGCGAACTACTGAGCGAGATACCCGGCCTACTCGAAGAGCTCGAGGTGTCACTGCTGCGACAGGATCGGATCGGGAAGGTGCGCGCCGGCAACAAGCGCACCAAGCCCAGCGAGTTCCCGATCCCGTTCTCGATCAGCGCATCCGAGGCGGCCGAAGAACTGCACAACGTGCTCGTCACGTGGGTACGCATGATCTGCGAACAGCGCGGGATCGAGTATTGGCCCAGCGGATACACGCATCTGTCCGCGTTCATCGGACCCTTGCAGGAGCAGGACCGCCGCATACCGCACGGGTACGTCGTCGACGCCGATGTCGTACTCGTGCGGTGGCTCACCGATCACCTGATGTCCCTCGGCATGACCGAGGGCGCGCACGAGGCGCTTGGGGAGATCGGCGACGCCGTCACCGCAGTCAGGTGGATCATCTGCCCACCGATCCGACAACGGCCACAGCCCACCATCGAACGGCTCGCATCGGTTCGCGCACTCGAACTCAACGCGAACGGGATCGCGGCCCTCGCCCGAGAGTTGGTCGGTTACGGATCGGATGAATACCGCACGCTCAACAGGCGCAGGGTGAAGTACATGCACCAGGCCGGATGGATTTCACCGGTGCTCGCGCCCAAGCCCGGCTATCCGCTGATGTTCCACGTCGGCACGGTGCTCGACGTGCACGTCGCCAAGGATGCTGAACAGCAGGACGCGCGAGTAAGCGCCTGACCTGCATCGGCCACCCTCTGGTGCTACGCTTGCGCTGGCGCGAGTGGTGACGATCCCCACGAGGCGCACACAATCCCCTCGATTCGGCGTCACGCCTCTCGGTATCCAGGCTCACGCCCCATGATTCCCACGCGCACGGCAACGCTGCGCCGAGTCGAGGTACCTACTCCCGCTCCGACTTCCCCAGCAACCCCGACCCCATGCAAGACGGGGCCGGGGTATGTCCGTGCCATCACGGAGCGGAGCGGGCCCAGCAACGCCAGGCCACAGCAGGAGGTCGTGATGGCGACACTGCACGAACGCATCGAGCATCAGCTCTCACTCGTCCGAGAAGCTCGCGATCACGACGATCGACTCGCCGAATGCAGACACAGCGAAGTCTTCGACAACCTGCTCGCCCGAGTCCCACACGACACGAGGTTCTGAGATGGCTGATGACAACACTGCTGACCCGCTTGTCGACGGCCGCGAAATCGGCGGACGGATCGACGGACACGCGATGCGACAGGTCGACCACTACGACCGCGCTCAGGTGCTCATGCCCAATGGTCGGATGATGTGCAGCTACACACCAGTGTTCGCCACCGACGACGACCGAGAGGCGACACCATGATCGACGAACTGATCTTCAGGCTGGTGCGGCTGATCGTGCGGCTGACCAAGCTGACGAGGTGACCATGACCACGACATCGACCCGAACATGTCGCGACTCGAAAGCATCGAAGCAATCCGATGGCGTGGACTAACGGAGCATCGAGAACCTCGACGGCCGAACACAAGCGATGGGCCAAGGCAGTCAAGGACCACGACGGCTGGCGCTGCGTCGACTGTGGATACCAGGGCACGCCAGGCTTCGGCGACGTCGAGGCCGATCACGTCGACGGCGTCGCAACGGGCGGAGATCCGTTCGGCGATGGTGCGACTCGCTGCAAGCCCTGTCACAACCGCAAGACGCAACGCGAAGCTGCAAACGCTCGGCGACTCAAGAGCCGCCGGAGACCACCTGAGCGGCACCCAGGACTGCGCTGAACGCGTAGGGGTGGGGGAGGGGCCCCCCTCCCGCACTGCGGGCTTACGGAGGGCATACGCGCTCGGGCTGTGTACGAGTCTGGCCGGATCGGACGGTGCTGATGAAAGGGCAAGGAGGTTGACCATGGCAGGACGTGGACCCGCGCCGAAGGATCCATCGAAGCGAGCTCGTCGGAATGTCGATTCGTCCGGCCTTCGCATCATCACCGCCGACCCGGTCAGTCAGCCGAAGCTGCCGGTCATCTACTTCGTCGACGAGGAGTCCGGCCGCAAGAAGCGCTTTGCCTGGCCCGAGCGCACGAAGCAGTGGTGGTCGATGTGGTCGGACTCGCCTCTGTCGGGTGAGTTCACCTCGACCGACTGGTCCGAGCTCATGGACACTGCGCTACTTCACGCCCGGTTCTGGTCGGGGCAACTCAACTTGGCGTCTGAACTCCGGCTCCGTGTCGCCAAGTTCGGCGCAACCCCAGAAGACCGCGCGCGCTTGAAGATCCAGTTCGCGGCGGCCGACGAGGCGGAGGAGCGACGGAACAAGCCGGCACCGCAAACAGCGCGGGGTCGACGGGGTCCGTTGACTGCGGTCTGACGATCGGAGGCGCAATTGATCGATCGGTCCTGCGCTGGCTGCGGCATCGACATTTCCGATATGAGTCCGCGAGCGAAGTGCTGCTCCGGGGTTTGCCGCAGCTGGGTCAACAACGGCAGCACGTCGTTGCGAATATTGCCGATCGAGTGCTTGCAGTGCGGCGCGGATATGGCAGGCAAGCGGGCGAATGCGAAGTACTGCACCAAGAAGTGCAAACTCGCAGCCAGTGAGTCGCGACGCAATCGGGACGACGCCGCCCGGTATCAGGCCGAGCGAGAACGCCGTATCGAGTACGCGGCCGACTATGCGAAGCGGCGGCCGCTCGTCGGTCAAGCGTCGCGACGGAAGCGGAAGGCTCGGTTGTCCGAGGCGGGCATCTTCGAGGTCACCGGAACTGATTGGGAACGGTTGGTTCGACAGCATCGAGGCTGCTGCTTCTACTGCGGTGAGGCCGGTCCAATGACGATGGATCACCTACTTCCGATCTGTCGCGGAGGCCGCCACTCGATTGGAAACCTGATCCCCGCGTGCGCGACGTGCAACTCCTCGAAACGTCACCGCACGGTCATGGAATGGCGACTGCGAAAGCGGGTGTCACTCGTTCCGAAGGGAGGTGATTCCCCATCCCTTGGAAGCCTTCGGAGCCTGGCGAAGTCCCCACTCTCGGATATGAAGTCCTTGACTGGATGACCGCGATGCTCGCAGCCCCGGCGCGCGGAGAGTATGAGCCGTTCGTTCCCTACTTGGAGCAGGAAGATTTCATTCTGCGCTGGTACGCAATCGATCCGAGAACGGGCCGATTCAAGTACAACCGCGGCCTGATCGGCCGTCCTCGCGGATGGGGATGACCCGGCAAGTCGCCACTGCTCGCATCTCTTGCCATCGTGGAGGCACTTGCCCCGGTCGTGTTCGATGGCTGGGACGCCGATGGCCAGCCAGTCGGCAAGGCTTGGGCGAGCATCAAAACCCCACTTGTGCACATCGCGGCGGTTTCGGAGGAGCAGACCCGCAACACGTGGCAGCCACTCTTGGAGATGCTGCGCGAGGGCCCTGTCATCGACGAGTATCCCGGCCTCGAGCCCATGGACTCGTTCGTCAACCTGCCGCGCGGCCAGATTCGTCAGATCACTGCGAGCGCAAGAACGGTCAAGGGCGCACCGGCTACTTTCGCGGTACTCGACCAGACCGAGGAATGGGTACCGTCCAACGGCGGTAAGCGTCTCGCGCAGACGATCCGCACAAACACCGCCAAGAACGGCGGCCGAACACTGGAATCGCCGAATGCGTATATCCCCGGCGAAAACTCGGTGGCAGAGGGGTCGGCCGCATACTGGTCGTCGATCCGAGAGGGTCGAGTCAAGAACGACGGCCTGCTGTACGACCACCGCGAAGCCCCGGCTGAGACGGACATGTCCGATCGCGAATCGTTGGTCGCGGGACTGCGGTACACCTACGGTGACTCGTCCGCGCATCCCGACGGTTGCATCATTCATGATCCACCCTGCGCGCCAGGGCATGCCGAGCTCGAGCCGCTGGTTCAGACGATCTGGGATCCGGAGACGGATGTGCAGGTTGCGCGCTCGGACTTCCTGAACCAGATCACTCACGCATCCGACTCGTGGGTATCGAGTCCCGAGTGGGCCTCCCGAATGGATCTCGACAAGGTCGTCGAGCACGGCGACACAGTGGTGCTCGGTTTCGACGGATCACGCGGACGTAATCGCGGACGTGCTGATGCGACAGCACTGGTGGGATGTCGAGTCTCAGACGGTCACATGTTCGAGATCCGGGTCTGGGAGCAACCTGCCGGGCCAACCGGCAAGGACTGGACGCCCTCGGTCATCGAGGTCGATGCCGAAGTTCGACGCGCCTTCGACACATGGAAGGTCGTCGGCTTTTACGCAGACCCGTCTGGCTGGACATCTCAAGTGGCCTCCTGGGAGGCAAAGTTCGGAAAGCACCTCAAGGTCAAGGCAACACGCGACGCGCCGGTATCTGCGTGGCCTCGAGGCAAGGATTCCAGGGTCACTGAATACGTCGAACGGTTCCACGCCGCGGTGGTGAACGACGAGATGACACACGACGGATCGTCGGCACTGACACGACACATGCTCAATGCGCGCCGGCGCACCACACGGACGGGCTACTTGATCTTCAAGGCATACCCGGACTCGCCGGACAAGATCGACGCCGCATACGCGGCTGTCATGGCATGGAAAGCACGACTCGACGCCGTTTCTCAAGGAATTGGCGTGAAGCGCAAAGGGATACGGAAGGCGGTTCTACTGTGACAGTCGCAATCGCTCTCCCGCTCCTCACGGTTTCAGACGAAGACCAGCAAGTGATCGGACGCCTGCGCGCGGACATTCTCTACTACGCGGGCCGCAACAAGAAGCGGTACGCGCTGTACGAAGGCGAGTTCGCGGCCGATCAGATCGGCATCGCAGTGCCTCCATTTCTGAAGGATTGGCCGGTGAAGATCGGCTGGGGCACAACGATCGTCGACGTGGTGGCCGAGCGCATCAACTGGCTCGAGTTCGAGGCTCCGGGCGCTGACCTGTTGGGACTCGACGAGATTGCCCGGATGAACCGTTTGCAGACAAAGGCGGATCGGGTAACCGAGTCGACTTTGGTGGCGGGCACGAGCTTCGCCGTCGTTGGCAAGGATGCTGCGGGCAAGGTTTTGATCGAGCCGAAGTCGCCGTCGGTCATGGCAGTCGAGCGCGACTATGTCAAGGATGTCATCGTCGCAGCACTTTGTCAGGTGCGAGACGGATCGGGCATGGTCGTTGCTGAGACGCTGTACCGGCCGAACTACACCCTGACGTTCACGATGGTCGACCGTCGTCTCGAGCTGACGAACCGTGATGATCACAACCGCGGCGAGGTCCCAGTCGAGCAGTTCTCGAATCAGCCCAACGATTCTCACCCGAACGGGCGGTCGTTGCTGACGGCTCCGATCGAGTACACGATCTCGAATGCGGTTCGCACGCTACTGGGCATGGAGGTGCACCGCGAGTTCTACGCGGCACCGCAGCGCGCCGCGTTGGGTGCCGAGCCGGAAGTGTTCGGCTTCGAGGAGGGCATGTCGGCTCAGGAGAAGTACCAGCTCGGCTGGTCTTTGACGATGGGCCGCATGAACATCGTCCCGAACGACGAAGACGGCAAAACCCCGACGATGCACGAGTTCTCGTCGAGCTCACCAGCCCCGTTCATCGAGATTCTGAAGTACCTCTCGACAATGGTGGCGTCTGATGCAGGGTTGCCGGCCTCGTACTTCGGCATCATGACCGACAATCCCGCTAGCGCGGACTCGATCAAGGCGCTCGAGTCCCGTATCGAGCGCCGGTCGATCGCGAGGACGAAAGAAGCGAGCTGGCATTGGCTGAACGTCGCTCGGAAGGCGATTCTGTGGCGCGATGGTCGCGTCGACGAGGATGCGCTATCGAAGGTGTCCGTGAAGTGGGCATCTCCCTCGACTCCGACGCCGTCTGCTGCGGCCGACTCTGCGATGAAGCTTGTTTCCGCTGGGATCCTTCCGGCCGAGTCGAGTGTGACGCAGGACCGTATCGGCCTGACCGCGACCGAGCGTGAGACGTTGGCAGCGGAGCGTCGGCAATCGCTTCCGACTCGAATTCGGGAGGCGGCCGCCGAGGTGACCGATGCCAACGTTCTGAGTTTGGCGAACAGGCGCGTGCCCGATGCCGCCGCCGAATGAGAAGAAGGACATTCTCGATGACCTGAACACGCTTGCGACGCAGGAGGTGTCCGAGGTTTGGCGGGATGCCTCGAAGCTGGATTTGTCGTCGGCCGAGTTTCGGTCGGTGATCGTACAGGCGGTCCCAGAGGTCATCGATCCGTACGCCGCGACCGCAGGGGATCTCGCCGCAGGCTGGTACGACGAGGCCGCTCCCGAATTGGACTACGTCGCGAAACCTGCAGCGCTGCCGTCGATCGAGAAGCTGACGGCCTCAACGTCGTGGGCGTTGCAGGCGACTGGCGAGGCCGCGCTGGTCAGTATTGCCGGGTTCACCTCGAGGGCGATCTTCGGGCAGTCCAGAGCGACAGTGATCGAGAATGCCGAGGCCGAGCCGGGTGCTACATGGGCTCGTCACGCTCAGGCCGGCGCATGCGCGTTCTGCCGCATGTTGTCGACGCGAAACGAGGTCTACGCATCCAGGGCGTCGGCCACCCGTGTAGTCGGCCGCAAGGGTGGAGCTCGCGGTAACCAGCGGCTCGGCAAGCGGTTTCACGACCATTGCCGATGCACTGCAACCGAGGTGCGACCCGGGATGGTCTACACCCCGCCGTCGTATGCGCAGGCGTGGGAGAAGCAATACACCGAGGCCGTACAGGCGACGTCGACCGGTGGAGCTATCGATCTCAGAGCCGTCATGGCCAAGATGGACGAGATCGAGAGCGGCGGCAAGGTTGCTCGGTCGTCGACCGTAGCGGCGAAACGGGCTGTGGACATGCGGGCGTGGCTCGCCGCCGAATCCCAGTACAACGACGCGGTGTCGGAATGGCTTGCTGCGGAGCAGAAGTACCGCACTACGGCACCGCCCCGCGTGTTGACCGAAAGCCAGGGCCGCGACCTCGGCCGCCGCACATGGCGTGACTATGCCGACGGTGTCGCCGTAGCTGACCGCGAGGCGGTGCGCGCCTACACGGGCAACGGCTACGAGGACATCAACGAGTATCTACGAGGGCTCACCAGTACCGTCTCGGACTCCAACGCCTCGGCTATTACTCGACTCGATCGGGTGATGGACGCTGCGCCGCGCGTACCCGAGAATTTGCGGGCGAGTCGTGCGGTCGGCGCGGATGTGTTCAGCCTGACCGAAGCGTCCGATCCTCGAATGTTGGTGGGCAGAAAATTTCGGGACGGCGGCTTCATGTCGACGGCGATGCAGTCGGACATCCGTTCTGTGAACCGGGGGGAGGTCGAGCTCAGGCTCGACGTCCCCGCTGGCACCCGCGGCCTGTACGTGTCCTCGCACGATCGCGACGACGATCGTTCATTGGCTGTTTTCGGTCCTTCCGAGAACGAGCTCCTGCTCGGCCGCGGCGTAGAGTACGAGATCACGGGCGCGGTGGTCGACGGAGGTCGAACCATCCTGACCGGCAGGGTCATCGGACAGAGGGGGAGCGGTGGGTAGCCTCAGTGACTCCTCCAACTTCGGCGCTGAGCCTGTCGATACGCAGCGCTTCTACGGAGGCGAGCGTGTCGGGCAAGGCCGGTGGGCGGTGCTCGATGGGCTCGGCCTTCTCTGGACCGACGACACGGATGCGTTGCAGCTTTCCTGGACCGAGGATGCCGACGACGATGCGGCGCACGCCGCGTGCGTCGGCTTGAACCGCCTCGCGCGGCTCGGCGTACCGGCGACTCTGGCGTTCGATGACCTCGTGGCAGAACACTCCGCGACCGTCGAGTCCGGAGACCTGAGCTTCCTGCCTCGCCCCTGACTTACAACGACGAAAGGCCCTGACCGCTTCGGTTGGGGCCTTCTTCATGCCGCGACAACGGCTCACGATTCTCCGACGCCGCACGGTGTCGACCTATCCCGCCACGGGAGGCAACACAATGAACGCTCGATTCGCTCGCTCCATCATCGCTCCGACCTTGACCGACCCTTTTGCTCGAGTGAGCATGCGCCCGCTACGGATGCACCCTCGTCGAGATCCCGAGGGGCACCCAGAAGGCGGCAGCGGTGGCAACAATCAGCCAAACGATCAGGGCGGCAACGAACCCGATCCGATGGCCGAGTGGGTCTCGACGTTCGAGGGTCTCACGCCTGCAGAGGTGAAGGCCAAGCTCGACAACGCCCGAAAGTGGGAAGACCGCTCGAAGGCGAATCACCCCAAGGCCGAGAAGTACGACGCACTTCTCAAGGCGCTCAACGGGGAAGGTGGAGAAACGCCACCGGACCCTCAGAAGCTCGCCGGTGACCTCACTGCTGCACAGCGCGAGGCTCGCGAGACGAAGGTCGAGAACGCAGTCCTGCGTCTCGCCAGCAAGAACGATGCATCGGGCGACCGACTCATCGACTCCCGGTCGTTCATGACCGAAATCTCCAAACTCGACCCTGCTGCAGACGATTTCGCCGCCACGGTGACCGCTGCGATCAAGGCGGCTGTCGAGAACAATCCCGCATTCTCCGTCGCCGCGCCGCAGGGCTCGGGCAGCGGGGGCAGTGGCGATCAGTTCCTTCGGCATCCGTCGAATCTCAAGACATCCGGCACGGCCCTCGGTGACGCAGAAGCGGACCGGCGGTTCGGCAAACCCAAGTAATCCCTGAAAGGGGGCCTCATGACCAGCATCGAAGTCGTCTCCACCGGCACATTCTCGACCGAGAACCGTTCGTGGATCAACGGCAAGCACGGCCAGGACTTGACCCCGAGCATCACGCTCGACCTGTCCAAGTTCGTGGCCGGAACGCACTACCCGAACGGATACATCCCCTCGGGCATCGTGCTCGGCAAGATCACCGCGACCGGTCTGTACGCGCCGATGCTCGCCGCGTCGACCGACGGCAGTCAGACCGCCGCCGGCCACCTCTTCTCCTCGGTGAAGGTGTCGGCAGGACAGACCAAGGTCGGTTCCGCGCTCTTCGTTCACGGATGGGTCAACGAGGCCCGACTCCCCGCCAATCACGGACTGACGGCTGCCGCGCGTACCGCGCTGTCGAAGATCCTCTACACGGACAAGGTCTGACATGATCCTCTTCGACAATGTTCCGGTCACTCCCGACGCGCTGACCACGTTCATCCGACGCGTTCCGACGCCGACCGAGAACGCACTCTCCCTCGCGTTCCCGACGCAGTACCGCGACTCGAACACGATCGACTGGGCCGAGATCGTGCAGAAGAACCGCACGGCGAAGTACCGCTCGTTCGACGGCAACATCCATGTGTCGGTGCGCGACTCGGGATCGAGCAAGCGCGTGCCCCTCGCGCCGCTGTCGACCTCGCTCGGTCTCGGTGAGTACGAGCGTCTTCAGCTCGAATTCGCCCGCACCGGTGGCACGTACACGCAGGCCCTGGCAAACGCTGTCTACAACGACGGCGAGAACCTGACCCGCGAGGTGCTCAACCGCGTCGAGCTCGCATGGGGCGACGTCCTCGCCGATGGCAAGTTGACCATCAACGAGAACGGCCTGCAGTCCGAGGCGGACTACGGCATGCCCGCGAACCACAATGTGACTCCCGCGGGTGCTGCGTGGACGAACCTCACCACGTCGACCCCTCTGACCGACCTCCTGGCATGGTCGGACATCTGGAATGCCACCGGCGGCGGACGTCCTGCGCAGATGCTCTCGAGCCTCAAGGTGCAGCGCCTGATGCAGCGCAACAAGGAGGTCATCGACGCTGTGCACGGCTCCACCCAGGGCCGCACCCGCGTCACCGAGACCGAGCTCCGCGAGCTGCTCACCTCCGAGGGCCTGCCGACTCCAGTGGCTCCGTACGATCATCAGCTCGACGTTGACGGCACGAACGTTCGTGTGTACCCGGACTCGAAGATCTCGCTTCTGCCCGCGAACCTCGCGGATCTGGGCTACATGGCGTACGGCCTGACCGCGACCGCGCTCGAGCTCGTCGGCTCCTCGAAGGCCGATCTCGCCTTCGAGAACGCCCCCGGAATCGTCGGCGTTGTCATCAAGGAGGGCCCGCCCTTCCGCCAGTACACGTACGTCGATGCCATCGGCCAGCCGGTTCTCGAGGATGCCAAGAAGCTCCTCGTCGGAACGGTCGCCTGATGTCGGGCCGGAAGCTGCGCACGTTCGTGTGCGTCGACGGCCCGCACGGTCCTGCTCAGTTCGGCCCTGACAGCGATCTGCCCGATTGGGCAGCGAAGTTGATCACCAATCCGGCCGCGTGGGATGGCGAACCAGAGCCGGAAGCCAAGGCCGAGGTGAAGTACGAGCCCAAGAAGCCCGAGGTGAAGTACGAGCCCAAGAAGCGTGTGAGTGCTTCGCGCACAACGAAGGCGGCATCCGATGATTCTGGCGACGAAGGATGACGTCGAGAAGTTCACTGGTGACCTGAACGACGGCGAGACCACTCGGCTTCCCGGATTGCTGGAAGAGGCATCCGATTTGGTCGAGGGCTACTGCGGACGCGAATTCGCCGAGCCAGTGCCAGGTCCGGTGACGCGCCGTGTCGCTCGAATCGTGGCACGCGCGTTGGGTGTCGATGACGAGCAGATCGGAATGGAGTCCTCGCAGATGTCGGCGGGTCCGTTCCAGCGGACGCAGAACTACTCGGCCGATTCCACATCCGGCGGTGCGTGGCTGACGAAGGGCGACAAACTCGTCCTTCGTCGCTACCGCCGCGGTGTCGTGAATGTGGCGATGTACTGATGGGCACCGACTTCTCGATCACGGTGCCCATCAAGCTCGCTCGCTACGAGGATTCGCAGACCGAGGACCGCGCGGGCAACACGATCACCGACTGGGATGCGGCGCACGCGGCGGCCTCGGACGAGCTGGTGTTCGCGTGGCACCTCGGCGGGACCGAGGAGTCGGCCAACGGCCATGTGGAACGGGTGATTTCGGACGCGACGGTGTATCCACCGTCGTCGCTTGGGATCACGGCCCGAGATCACATCCTGTTGCCCGGTCACGACTGGTTCAAGGTGGAAGGGACGCCGGGGGATTGGGACCACAACCCCTGGTGGATTCCCGGACTCCTGCAGGTCAAGCTCCGAAAGGTGGACGGATGAAGCAGCTCGCGGTGCACACCGCCAACGGCAGGGACGTTCACAACACCACGGTGTTTCGGACCGAAGACAAGACCGGCGTGCTGTTGGTGTTCGAGGATCCTGCACAGAAGCGGCTCCTCGCCGCGTACAACGCGCAGTACTGGATCAGCGCCGAGTTCGTCGACGTCGACGAGGGGGTGGACGAGGATGGCGAAATTCAAGCCTGACCCGAACGCCCACTACGAGATTCGACGATCTCCCGAGGTTCGTTCGGCGGTCGATGATCTGGCGTCGATGCTCGCTTCCCGCGCCGGCCCTGGCTTTACGTGGTCGTCACAGCAGGGTGAGCGCCGGCCGTCGGGCCGTTGGCGCGCGATCGTCTTCCCCGAAACGGTGGAGGCAATGCGCCGAAATGCTCGCGACAACGTCCTCGTGCGTGCGCTCGGTGGTGGCGGTGGTTGACGTAAAACCGCGGTCGTCCCTGGCGATCGCGGTTGCTGCAGTCAAGTCGCTGGTGCCGTCCGACGTCCGGGTCGCCACGAAGGTTCCGAATCCTCGGCCGAAGAAGTTCGTCCGTATTTCGCGAATCGGCGGTTCTCGGACCAATCCAGTGACCGATCAGGCGACGTTGCTGTTCGAGTGCTGGGCCGCAACCGATGTCGACGCGGAGGAGCTGGCGAATCTCGTCAGCGATTCACTGCCGTCGGTCATCGGGCACTGGTTCGACGGATCGTTCGTTCGGCACTGGCGACTCACCTTCGGGCCGGTCGATCATCCTGACGAGTCCGGTCAGGCACGTTTTCAATTCCAGGGTGAGTTGCTGATCAAGATCGGCTGAACCCTTCTCTCGCTCAACTCCTTTCACAGGCCCGGTGCACACGATGCCTGAAAGGGGCTCAATCATGGTCAATGTCAGCAACTCCTACGTGGCGACTCCGCCGATCGACGGAGGAGTCCTCTACTCCGCCGCACTCGGTACCGCCCTCCCTGAAACCGCACTCGAGGCGCTGAACGCGCTGTTCCTCGCGAACGATCACGGTGCGATCGGCGACAACGGAATCGGTATCAACCGGTCCCGCACCACGCAGGACATCAAGGCGTTCGGCGGCAAGACGTTCCGCACCGTGCAGACCGAGTCGGACGAGTCGATCACGATCACCTTCCTCGAGGACGACAACGAGGCTGTTCTCGAGACGGTCTTCGGCGAGGCGAACGTCGAGGTCGAGACGGCAACGTCGCAGGGTCAGCACAAGACGATCTACCACGCTCTCGATCCTCTACCGATCAAGTCGTGGGTCATCAACTCGATCGACGGCGAGAAGACGAAGCGCTACGTCATCGAGAAGGGGCAGGTCATCGAGACCGCCGAGGTGACCGACGTGCACACCGACGTCACGCGCCATCAGGTGACGATCAAGACGTACGAGTCGTCGATCGGTAGCCGCGGCGAGAACGTCGTCGAGCTGCGTCACGATGCGGCTATCACGGGAAACTGATCAGCCCGATCATCGCCGATGAATCGACGTCACCGGTGATCGGGCCCCAGGGCTTCATCCTCTACTGATCGATTCCCTTCTCTCTCGAAAGGCAGGTGGCCCCGTCATGGCATGGTCACGTCCGACTATCACCAGCGGGGTCACCCGCGCCACCAAGGCTCTGTTCGATGCGTTCGGTGACGGCATCGACGAGGCGCACGAGGCAATCGCCGACACCCTCACCGAAGAGGTCGCTGACACTCGTTATGCCCCGCAATCTCTCGTGGAGGATGTCGCCGCGAAGCCCACCGCGCAGCAGTTGACGAACGCCGTCGCGCCAAAGCTCGACAAGACCGAGGCCGCCCTCACGTACCGCTCGCGGAAGAACTCCACCATCGTGTGGTGGGGAGACTCGAACACCGCCAACGGCTCGAACGCAGGTCTGTCCACTCGTCCCGGATCATTCTGGCCGTGGGCAAACATCATGCTCGGGCACCGGCTGCGGACGCTCAAGAACGCGGGCGTCGGTGGCGAGACCAGTACGCAGATCCTCGCTCGGTTCGACGCCGACGTGAAGGCCTTCGCTCCGGCCTGGGTGCACATCCTCGCCGGAACGAACGACGCAGGAGACACCGCTGTCGCAGTGCCGCTCGCCACCACACAGGCGAACATCCTTGCCATGATCGACAAGTGCCGAGAGATCGGCGCGCGCGTGATTGTCGGCACCATCCCGCCCCGAAATACCCGCACATCAGCGTCGCGCACACATGCAATGACTCTGAACGGGTGGATTCGCCAGCTCCCGTACAACCAACCCGACGTGATCGTCGTCGACTACTTCGGCGTCCTCGCGGACCCGGCCGTCGCCGACAACTGGATCTCGGGCTACTCCATGGATGACTTCACACACTTCCGGGGGATCGGTGCCGCGACTGCCGGGAAGCTGCTCGCGGACACCTTGAAGGGTCTCGTACCACCGGTCATCCGCGTCTCGCGTGTCCATGCCGTCGACCCGACGAATCTGCTGACCTCGCAGGGATTGTTCCAGGGGGCGGCGGCAGGCACTGCACCCTCCGGCTGGACAGCGACACAGCCGAGCTACATCACCGGCCTGGTCGACCGCACAGACGGCATCCCCGGGAAGTGGTTGCAGGTGGTCGTTCCCGATAACGGCACCTTTGCGCTGTCGCGGAACGGCGACGCAGCGATCGCAGTCGGCGAGACCGGCATCTTCGCGGTCGAGTTCGAGGCAACGGGATTGCAGGCGGTCGCAACGTCGGGCATCCAGTACCTCGCGGCCGAGTTCAACGTGCCGTCCGGCATCTTCCCGTCCGAGATGTCGCACGTCTCGGGCGGCTCCGGTGATCCGATCCACGGAAACATGGCACGCTCAGGCGTGCTGGAAACCCCGCCGTACACGCGCCAGGTCGCGGACACGCAGATCCGTCCGATGATCTCGATCGCAGGCGGCGGCACCTACCGGTTCGCGTGCGGAACGGTCACGAAGGTCTAGACGATGTTGCTGGACGCGTAGTCGGCGGCGCACTCTTCGCTGCAAACCCCCGACTGCGCGTCATCGCGCAGGATCGCGTCGCAGCCCAGGCACCGGCCGTGGCGTAGCTTCTCGTCGGTCCACAGCGTCTTGAACCACATGATCAGTGACATTCGATTTCCCATCGGGTGTTGTGAGTCCTACGCCGAGACCGACGAGAACCAATGCTAGATACGAAACGGGCAGGGTGTCGATCGACGACCCGGTAATCCCCATCGCGAGCAAACCGACCGCGGAGACAGTCGCGAGTTGGCCTTGTTGATCGCGCCATGAGATTCCGGAGGCAACCGTTGAAACGACGGCGATCAAGAGGACTAGGCCAATTAATCCGCCTTCGACCGCGAACTTCAGCAGAATGTTGTGGGGCGTGACGTGTTCACCGCCGGCGAATGCCGGTCCGAGGGTATCGCCTGCTGACCCGGAGCCCCAGCCATAGATTGGGGAATCGAGGAACATGCGAAGACCGGTCTGCCACTCTGGAATGCGGTTCTGGAATCGACCGTCGGACGAGAAGCTGCTGATCGATTCGGCTGTGTCGGTGAGTGGCCCACCTCGCGCGAGAATGAGGTAGGCCACGACGCCTGCAATCGCGAGGATATACAGGCGACGAACCCGCGCGGTCACCGACGTCGCCGCCAGGGCGGCAGCCAGAACGATGAGTACGACTGCAATGTATGCGCTTCGGACGAACGTGAAGTACGTGGCAACTGCGCCAATCGCGAAGGCTATCGCGGACAGTCGCGGGTATGTCTTTCGTCGCACCAATGCCCACCCGATGAGCAGGACGGCTGCGCCTGCCACGTGGAACGGTCCGGAGAAGACACCTTGTAGTCGCTCCTGTCCGCGGTAGAGCGCGGTGTATTTGTCGGCGGCGCGGGGCACTAGCTCGGCAATCTGAGGGAAGAAAAAGTAACCGAGCAGTGAGACGGCGACGGCAAGAGAGATCAGCCGGACGATGAGCAGCTCCACTCTCGGTATTGCCTTCCTGGCAACGGCGCAGCCTAGGACAATGCCGCCGATTGCCAGCACTGTCTTCCTGAATCCGAGCAGGCCTGTGTTCAGGTCTGGCACGTTGCCGTGGAACATCAGGATCGCCCAGTACCCAATGATCAAACCGCATGCGATGACGACCGCGGTTCCTCGCCGATCATCCCGAGGAGCAAGTAGCCACAGACCGAACCCGCCGACCAGCGCGACTCCTTGCAGCAGGAGTCCGACGTTGCCCGAAAACAGAGAGCCGAAGGTGAAAGCGACGAAGCTGACCACCATCAGGCGGGGGAGCGCATCGGGCCTCTTAGGTAGCGCGAACCATAGAGCGAGCGCGCACGACCCGAGAATGAGAACTGCACCGCGTGTGCTGCTCAAAAGTGAAAGGGTCTGACTGCCCACAACGAACCTCCGGATTGAATCCGCTCATGCTATCCGTGCCGTTGACTCTGCCGCTCGACGAAGTCAGTCGCCTCGAAGGTTGGAACGAGCCCGTTGCACGAACCATCGGACAGTGTCGGCAATCTGGCGGCTTTCGTGCCGATGCAAGAACGGCCTGTCGATCAACGCCCAGATAGCAGGTATCGCGATTGCTACTCCCAGGAACACCCATCCCGCACCGCCGATCGCAAGACCGGCCAGGTAGAAGGTCGCAATAATGAGTACGACCTTGCAGCCAGTGCGGACAGTTAGCGGGGGTCGGTCATGCATTAATCTCCCAGGTCAAGTTCGGAGTCCAGCCAGACACGCATGGCTTGCTCGACAATTGGATTGGGATTCTTGCGCAACGCCCAGTGGAGACCAGTGTCGATTTGCTTGCATCGACCCCACACGAAGACATTATCGACGTACGGCATCGACGCTGTCGCCGTGACGTACGAGATTGCACCGCTCACGTCGAGGACATCACCGTGCTGGTCCATGAGGGTTTCCACGATGCGACCGCTACCCACTTGATGGTAGATACGAATATCCCGGAATTTTGCGCGGTTTACACCGAAGAATCGAAGTTGCATCTGATCTCCCGCGGTAGGGAAACGATCAGACCCACCGCCGAGGTCTATCGGGACCACCTCGTAAGAAATGCTCGGAGGTTCATGAAGCGCGAGTGATCGCAAAGCTAACTCAGCAGCTCGAGAGCTTTGCCTCGCGGAACTAGCCGCCTCGGACGCGGCGAATGCCGTAAGAAGAGCGGCAACCGCAGTGGCTGCACTTCCAAGGGCGGCTGTCGTTGCAGAGTCGCCTCGTACGATCGCTGTGACGATCGCGATCAGAAGGCCACAAACAACCAAGCTAACGACTGTCAACGAGGATGGTTTGCGCACGGCTCGGAGCCTAGCGTTCGGCAAGAGCCCTCGCCCGCTACCCGCCCATAACACCAATCGTCAGGTCACAATTTGTCGGACCGAATGGTCGAGTTCGGAGGTATGCTGGTGTGCGACTTGGAGATAAGTCGACCCCGACTAGGTGCTGGAACACCGTAAGTCGGGGCCTCGCCACAACCAGAATGGACCTGGATCATGACTGCCGATTACGGTACCCGCCTGCCCGCGAACGTCACCATCCCGGATGACGCCGAGTTCGAGCTGCTGATCGACGCTTTCCTCTCGCGCTACGGAACGTCGACCCGCAACGAGTACGGGCGCGACATCGCCCTGTTTCGGCAGTGGTGCGAGACGCACGCGGGTGGTCTCCACCCCTTCCATGCGCGCCGCATGACGATCGAGGCGTACGTTCGCTATCTCTCGGACGAGCGAGGCAACGTAGCCAGAAGCGTCAATCGCCGGCTGATCTCGCTGCGTCAGTTCTTCGAGTACGCACTGGACGACGACTATGTGATGAAGAACCCTTGCCGGAACGTACGGATGGCTCGGCCGAAACTCGACCTGTCGAAAAAGGTCCATCTCAATCGCGAGGAAACGCAGAGGTTCCTCCGGGCCGCCTATGACAGCTCGGCAGCCGACTACGCGATGTGCGGGCTGATGGCATACCTCGGCATGAGAGTCAGTGAAGTGTGCGAGCTGAACGTTCCGGACGTCCTGCACTACTCGAAGGGGCACCGGGTCATCACGTTCATCGGCAAGGGCGGCGATCCAGCCGCACTGCCACAGCCACCGGTGATCATGCGAGCTCTCGATGCGGTGATCGAAACGCTTGAGGACAAACAGGGCGCGTTGTTCATCCGCCGTGACGGAACGAGAATGACCCGACGTTCTGCGGACCGGGTCGTGAAGCGGATCGCCAACAAGGCCGCGATCGTCGACATGGTGGTGTCGCCGCACACGCTGCGGCACGGTGCGATCGCCAATGCCATCGACGCGGGGATCCCGTTGCGGGAAGTGCAACTCGCCGCACGGCACCGAGACATCTCGACGACGATCCGAATCTACGATCGTGGTCGGCTGAACCTCGATACTCACGCTTCGCATGGTCTCGCTGCGTACCTCGGATCGGTAGCGTGACAGACATGACCGACGCGAACGCCTTCACCCCGCCCGCGGACGAAGGACAGGCGGGGTGGGTGCTGCTGCCGGACGGCCGCCGCGGTTACCGGTACGAGGGTTCGGATGACGTGATCATCCACAGGGGAGCCGCTGACGGGATCGAGGAATCGTGACGCGAACACAAGCGATCCAAGATCTGTGGCTGCAATTCAATGTGGTCAGCTTCGATCACAAGGGGCGGCGGAACGAGCCGGACCCGACAACTCCCCGGATTGCATTGCGCGCCCTCGGCGTAACCGATGCCGAGATCGACGAGGCGCTGTCCGGCATCGTCGTCACCTGATCTATCGGGAGCGGCCGTCGAAGCTCGAGTCGGTGCAGTCGCCGGTCATCGGCGGTGTGTAGACCACCCGCCCGCACTCCCGGCACGCGTGCGTCCGGTGGTGATGGATCTCGCAGGAGCAGACCTGCGACCCGACGAGCACGCGGCCGCCTCGCAGCTCGTGACCGGCCGGGCAGTGCGTAGGCGCTGGCTCTGCCCATCGATCGCCGATTCGGTACAGCTCCACGACGCCTCCCGAACGTAGTCGCGGGACGCGACCCAGGCTTCCCTTCCTGACCGCGTCCCGCTGCTCCCACCGTAGCAAATATCGAACAAGCGTGCGAACGCTCCAAACCCCCGCGTGATGACACCGCGGGGGTTTTCTCATGCCCATCCGACAGGGGTTGATCGAACCCCCACTGCACCGGGCCGCCCTTGTCGGGTGGGCTACCAACCAGCTCGGTGCTGTTCACTCCCTACTCACGAGAGCCTGGTGCAGACATGGCATTTCAGTACCGCCCCGATCGATTCCCCACCTTCCCCGTCGAGATCTACGCTGCCGGAAGCGAAGACGCCACCGTCTACGAACTGCCCACTCTCGGCTACGTGCCGAAGGAGATCCACGAGTCCGTCGACGAAGTGATCACGACCCGGATCAACGAGGTGCAGAAGCGTCGCGACGACCGGCAGAAGAAGCATCAGCCACTTCCGTCGTCGGATCGCAGCATCGCGTACCCCACCGACATCGACGTCCTCGACGAACTCCTGCAGCGCCTCGCACCCGAACTAGCTGCCGAGGTCGAGAAGTGGCCGCTGCGTCCCCGCGAAGATCTGTGGATCCAGTGGTCCGAAGCATCGAAGCCGGCGGACTTGGAAAAATCCGAGGCCTCCTCCACCTCCTCCGACGAGAAGGCGTAGAGGGGGCGATCCGCTCCGACCTGCTCTGCGTAGGCAGGTCACTCGACGAGGTCGGCCGCACGCTCTCATGGGCCGACCTCGAAGGGTTCATCAAGAATCTGCAGGGCCGCTCAGCATTCCGGCGACTCGTGGACCCGATGGGCATCTACGCCGATCCCGAGATGGAGCGGCTGGTCGGGATCGAGGACTGGCTCGAGATCATCCATTGGCGTCTTGCCGGTGCACCGTCCGATCGAGTCCCGATCGGAGTGGTCGCCGGGACTCGCAAGGCCCAGCAGGCGATCGACGCCCCGCCGAAGAAGGTCGCGAAGGTGGCCGACATTCGCGAGGAGTACGAGCGTCGTCAACGCGGTGAGCACCCAACGTCGTCGAAAAAACCTGTCAATCCGCGAGCGCAGCAGATTCGCGACGAACTCGCGCTGAGGTTCGGCACCGCCCAGTAACACATCCAATTCCGTCCATGCCCTACCGCTGATGCGGTGGGGCATTTGCCGTTCCAGGAGGCGAATTCCATTGACAGAGTTGGGTGTCGGTTACCTCAGCGTCGTCCCCGAGACGTCCAAGATCGGGCCCGGAATCACCAAAGCGCTCGACAGTGCGCAGACCGGTGCCGACAAGGCCGGCCGGGGGATGGGCTCGAAGATCGCGGGCGGTCTCGGATCCACACTGAAGGTCGGCGCTCTTGCGGCAGGCGGTGTCGCTGGCATTGCCATCGGCACCGCGCTGTCGCAAGGCATGGGCCGCCTCGTCGCGATCGACGATGCGAAGGGCAAGCTCGCAGGTCTCGGCCACGACGCCGAAGGCATTGCGACGATCATGGATTCGGCGCTCGCGTCTGTGAAGGGCACAGCCTTCGGCCTCGGCGACGCGGCCACGATCGCGGCATCGGCCGTCGCAGCAGGCATCAAGCCCGGCGAGGAGCTGACCAAGTACCTCTCACTGACCGGTGACGCGGCGACGATCGCCGGAACCTCGCTCGAGGAAATGGGCTCGGTCATCAACAAGGTGACCACGTCCGGCACCGCGTACACCGACAACCTGAACCAGCTCGCCGACCGCGGCATCCCGATCTTCCAGTGGCTACAGGAGGAGTACGGCGTCACTGCCGACGGCCTGTCGGACATGGTCAAGAAGGGCGAGGTCGACGCCGGCACCTTCCGCAAGGTCATCGAGGAGAACATCGGCGGCGCGGCACTCAAGTCCGGTGACACCCTCCGCGGCTCGTTCGAGAACATGAAGGCTGCACTCGGCCGCGTCGGCGAGTCTGCCCTCAAGCCGTTCGCTCAGATCGCCAAGGACAGCTTCGGTGGCGTCATCGGCGGTGCGGATGCGATCGCGCCGAAGGTCGAAGCGATGTCGCAGAAGGTCGCCACTGGCCTGATGGACATGGTAGGCGCATTCAAAACGTCCGGCTCCGAGATCGACGCGTCCAGTTCCTGGGCCGCCCGATTCGGCGCAACTCTGCGCACCGTCACCGACGGAATCCAGGGCGTGTGGTCGATCCTCGCCAAGGGCGACTTCGACGGCGCGAAGATGACGTTCGGCCTCGAGGAGGACTCGAAGGCCGTCGACGTCCTGTTCTCGATTCGCGAAGGTGCGATCGAGGCGTACGACGCCGTCTCGAGGTTCTTCTCGGGCGACGCTGGACAACAGGTCGACGACACTCTCGGTGCGATCTCGTCTGCCGGTGGTTCGGCGTCCTCGGCTCTCGGTGAAGTCGGCAGCATCTCCGACGGCATAAGCGGGACGTTCGAGAAGCTCGGCGACGCAGGCGCATCGGTCCTGAGCTCGCTCGTCGGCCTCGGCGGGGACACCTCTCTCGTCGTGGCATCGGGTGTTCAGGTTCTCGGCTCCGTGATGGGATTCGCGGCCGACAATGCCGACCTTCTCGGCGTCGCACTCGGTGGCGTCGCAGTATCGATGGCCGCCGCGCAGGTCGTCGAGACCGGCTACCAGGCCGCACGTATCGCGAACGCGATCATGATGCCCGCGCAGATCGCGGCGCAGGTCGCACTTACCCGGGCGCTCGTCGCACACACTGCGGCGTTGCGCGCCGACATCGTCGCGAACGGCGGTTCGGTTCCGGCCGAACGCGCGTCGGCGGCCGCCCGGCTACAGACCGCGGTAGCGACTCGCACGCAGGCCATAGCATCGGGCATTCGTGCCGCGGCGTTGCGCGGCGAGACCGGAGCGCTGGGCGCGTATGCCACAGCGCAGCGACTCGCAGCGGCTCAGTCGGTCGGCCTCGCCGCAGTCGGTAGAAATGCCGCGGCCAGCGTCGCAACACTCGGCGCGCAGGCTCGCGGCGTCGGCGGAGCGGGCATGTCCGCACTCCGCACCGGTGCGGGCAAAGTGTCGTCATTCATGGGCGGCGGCGGCGGATTCATGATCGGCATTGCCGCAGCCATCGGCGGAGTCATCGCATTCAAGTCGTCGTCGGACAAGATGTCCGCGGGCCTCGATGCAACCCGGGCGGCCGCCAGCAATTTCTCGAAGTCGATGGTCGGCTTCCGTGAAGGCCTCGACGAAGCGTTCGGTGAGTCGGGTGGCATCGCAGACAAGGGCGTCAAGTCTGTCGTCACGGCGCAGATCGAGAAGATCGACGAAGAGCTCGACGCGGCTGCCGATCGCCTCCCCGGCAAGTGGGACAAGACTGTCGCGTTCTTCCAGGAGTCATTCAGTTTCGGCCAGGGCAATCAGATCGGCGACCTCATGGAGGTCGGCGATGCCGCGAACCAGGCGGGCCGCGCGCAGACCGCGCTAGACAAGCTGGGCCTGAGCAACCGTGAGCTCGCTGCAGGCGTCACCGGCAACGGAGCGGCGTGGCGGGATCTCGACCAGAAGTTGCGGTCGGTGGGTGGGTCAAGCAACGGCCTCGTCGAGAAGTACTCGACGATGCGCCGCGAACTCGTCGAGTCGCAGTCTTCGGCTAGCCAAGTCAAGGATGCATTCACCGACATCGCGACGAGTTCGGTCGGTGCGGCCGGCGGCGTCGATTCACTGACCAACGCGATGGGCCGTCTCCGCGGCGATCAGATGACGGCCGAGGAAACCCAGAAGCGCATCAACGACGCGCTTCGGGGATTCGCGCAGGCGTCGCAGGATGGCGCTCTGGCGACCGTCGATGCGGCAGGAAAGATCGACACCACCACCGCGGCCGGGTCGCGCCTGTTCGACGCGATGAAGTCCGTGCAGGGCGCGTTCGATCAGGCCGGTGCGGAGGCGGCTCGGTCGGCAACCGAGCAGAAGCTCTCGGCCGAGGACGCGGCTGCGTTTGTCCAGGCGGCCGGGCAGAGAGTCCGCGACGAGTTCATCAACCAGCGCGTCGAAGCGGGGATGACTCGCGATCAGGCGATCGCCCTGGCTGATGCCTACGGCCTGATTCCGATCGACAAGACAACTGTCGTGAAGATGGTGGGCGACGCCGAGATTCTCGATCGCATCGGCGTTATTCGCGGCGCACTCGACAACCTGTCTCGAACCGAGCCGATTGTGAATGCGCCTCAGCTCAACATCCCAACGCCGGGCGGCGTCGTCGTCCCCGGTCGCGCAACCGGTGGTCGACTTCCGACGTCAGGGCCAGGGACCGAGACGACCGACGGCATTCTCGCCGTCGCTGGAAACGGGATGCCGATCGCTCGCGTCGACGCGGGGGAGTGGGTCGTCAACGGTCGCTCGTCGGAGAAGTATGACCGCGAGCTCGCGCAGATCAACGCCGGCACCTTCCCAAAGCTCCCAGGCTACGAGGACGGCGGCAAGGTTGGTTCTGTCACGTCGCAGGATCTCCTTGACTTCGTAAACGGTTCGCAGTCTCAGCCGCTCACGGGGTCCGAGTACGTTTTCGGCGGCATCAAGTGGGGCGACTGCTCAGCAGCGATGTCGGCGATCGCCCGATTCGCCGTCGGATTGCCCGCCTTCGCTGCACGGTTCGCGACCGCCTCGATGGGGTCCGCACTGTCCGCCATGGGCTTTCAGACCGGCATGGGCACTCTCGGCGACCTTCGCTTCGGGTGGCTCAACGGCGGTCCCGGCGGCGGCCATACCGCAGGCACCTTGCCCGACGGAACGAACGTCGAAATGGGTGGCAGCTACGGCGGCGGCATGGTCGGTGGTTCCGTGGGTGCGGCTGCAGCGCAGTTCACCGATCACGCGTTCCTGCCGATCGCGGGCGGTGGCTCGATGGCAGGCAGCGCGTCGGGTCGCAGTTCGACGTCGCGCAAGCGGCCCGAGTGGACCGACAAGCAGCAGCTCGATCTCGAGTCCGCGATCATCGCGGTCACGCAGGCCGAGGAGGCCCGCACGAAGGCCGAGGAGGCATTCGCCGAGGGTAAGAAATCGCAGGCCGACCTCGACCAGGCGAACTCGAAGGTGGAGCGCGCCAACCAGCGCGTCACGGACTTGCAGGGCAAGAAGGACGAGGTCGCCAGTTGGGTGGCCGAGGGTCCGGCCCCGCAGGCCCCGGCGCTGGAGAAGGCGTTCACTGATTCGGAGATCGCCCGGCTCGATGCTCAGCTCGCAGTGCAGTCCGCGAACGAGCGCCGGAACGAGGTCTACGACGACCCCGATTCGACGCCGCTGGACAAGGCGAAGGCCGACACGGAGCTGTACACCGCGAACGAGGAGCTCAAGACCGCAGGATCGAAGGCGGACACATCGTCCTCGCTCCCGTCGTCGTGGTCCGAGATCGCAGGCAACTTCGCCAAAGACTTCGTCATGGGTCAGGTCGAGGATGCGCTCGGTGTGTTCGGAATTCCGAACGAGCTGCCGGGCGCGGCCAAGGCTGCACTGATGCTCGGCGATGCGCTGCGGGAGCAGGGCGGCCAGTCAGGTTCGGTCACCGATCCAGGCAGTGCGTCGAAGTCCGACATCATGGCTGACTCGCCCGTGCTCTATGACCCGACCAAGGGTCCGGAGCAGTGGTTCCCGGTCGCCGAGGAGGGTCTCGCGCGAGCGGGGCAGTCCCTGGCGTCGACTGCGTCCACGTTGGATCGAATCGCTCAGAAGTCAAACGGCGATCCGGCCAACCTGATGGGTCTCGCGCGCGATGAGTTCATGGCCAACCGGGATCCGTCATTGCCGAACGATCCGATGAACCCGCTGGCGAACATCGTTGCCGGACTTCGGATGAAGCCGATCAAGGGCTACTACACCGGCGGTCCTGTCGGTGGGCCTCCTGGGATCGACGTCATCCCGGCGATGTTGACGGCGAGGGAGTTCGTGGTCAATTCACGCGATGCGGTCAAGGGTGCCAATCCGGCCATCCTCCAGGCCATGAATTCCGGTGCCGACCTCCTCATGGGAGGAAAGGCCGCCGGTGGGCCTCGTGAGCAGGGCGGAAACACCTACAACCTCTACGGCATCACTGATGCCGAGGACGCCATCAGGAGGCTGAAAGTGAAAGAACGCCAGGATCACGCGGCCATGGCAGGAACTCTGCCGTGACCGGTGTCCTGCAGATCTCGGTCGAGGGTGCGAACGGGTCGTTCTGGCCGTTCCACGGTCCCGACGCGGTGCCCACAGGCGTCGTGCTCGGGACCGCCCCGACCGGGATCTGGGAGACGCCGAAGAGCACGCGGTGGTCGCAGGGTGCGTACACCGAGCGCGCGGAGTACGGCGGCGACAAGGTCGACATGATGACCGTCGTTCTGTCGGTGCATATCTCGATGACCCCCGGGTCGCCATGGGAGCAGGTCTATTCGGAGTTTCGCCAGGCATGGGACTTCGACAAGACGACGACCCTGGTGGCCGAGACCAGTTCAGGCATCAGGCGATTGTCTTTGCGGCTGATGGAGACTCCGAAGTTCGAGCCCGACGTCGACCCCGGCTACGACAACTACGGGCTGATGATCATCACTGCCCGTCCGGAGTGGCCGTTCTGGGTCGAGGACGACGTCGTCGACGTCTGGCAATCGACGGCCGGCGCACTGTCCGGCTGGGTATGGATGTCGAATCCGACGAACCGGCCGATGCATCCGAAATGGATTGTCCTGCCGTCGCAGTCAGGGCGAGCAACCCTTCCAGACTTCTCGTGGGAGACCGACCCGACGCACGAGGACTACGAGTGGCGTAATCGCACGATCACCACCCCGATCCTCGCCGCGAACGAGGAATTGACCATCGACTCGTACCCGGACGAACTGACGTGGCGCTCGAACATCAACCCGGTGTTCATCGGCCGCACTGCTGGAGTCGAGTTCGAGTTCGCAGTGCCACATCACACGTTGCCCACGCCCGTTCCGGTCAGTTCGACGGTGGCGGGCACGGTGATCCAGCTTCGACAGAACCGTCATTGGACGTCGATCGTGGGAGGTGAATAGATGACCGCACCTACCGTGCAGCAACCGAATCCGCTGCTCGAAGACCCGGTACTGATGGCGCGCCTGGACAAGATCTGGAACGACGCGCAGGTCGAGCAGGAGCACTTCAAGCGGCGTCGTCGGAAGCGGTCGGTCGTTCGGCTGTGGGACGGCGACATGCTGTATGCCGGCCGGGTCACGACCGAGCGTGAGGGCCACTTCCGCTGGCGGATGAACAACACCGGCACGGCACGCCTGCGCTTGCAGGTGGGCCACTGGCTGACGAACTGGGCCGTCGATCCATACGGCCGCACAAAGCAGAACGTGCACGTCACGATGGACAAGGACGGCGCTCGTTGGGGTGGCCGTTGCGCAGGCGAGGCGTCGACCCGCATCGTCAAGGACACCGACGGTCAGCGGTATGTCGAGCTCGAGTTCCTCGACGACTACGAAGAGCTGAAGAACCTGCTCGTCTGGTGTTCGCCCTACCTTCCGGCCATCGTGCAGAAGCGGGCATTCGTGCTGGCCGGGCCGAGTAAGTACATGCTCAAGCTCGCTCTGTTCATGAACATCATGCGCCTCGAGGGCAATTGGTGGGCGCTGCCGGACGATCCTCTCGACCTGTCGCAATGGGGCTCGCTGTTCAACATGGCGAACTGGAACATGGTCGTCGTCCCGAGCTCACTGCTCGGGGACTCGTCTCCGTGGACCGTACTGTCGTCGCGCTTCGACTACTGGCACGACATGGCGGAGCCGACGCTCGCCGACGCGCAGTTGATGGTCACGACACGACGATGGCTCACCGGCGATCCGCTTCCGTGGCCCGGCGCGAACATTCGGCACGGCACCATCGTGTTCGACATCGTCGACGTCTCCGGCTACTGGAGCGAAACCAGCACCGGCGGCACGATCTGGGATGGACTCAAACGCACCATCGTGCAGCTCGCCGACAACCTCGTCGACGAGATCGTCACAACCGCAACGGGTTCGATCGATCCGTACCAGAACATCGTCGGCAAGTGGCTCGGCACGTACCCGCGGCAGCCGTATGTGATCTATCGGGACGGGAAGATTTCGGGCGTCGAAGCCTCGGAGTGGTCATTCACTCCAGGAACCGTTGTCCAAGTCGTCACCGGAGGCCACTCGGCCCCGGGCATCAACGAGGCGATCTCAGCGGGCATCACTCTCGCCGGCAATTATCTGGGGCAGTTCATCTATCTGCCGACGGCCGGCGTCATTGCGGACACATTTTTGGCTCCGATCTACACCGACACGATCGGAGCTTGGTGGAGCATCAAGAGCCCGGTCAGAGCCCTGCGTTACGGGTGGTCGCACTACCAGGAGGCTCGCGCGGACGATGCGGGACGGGCGTACACGCTGTCGTCTCTGATGTCGTTGCGGGACACCTTCCAGAAGACACGGCCGCGCACAACACACAAGGCGACTCTGGGTGACGGTCGGCCGTACTACATCGGTGACCGCGGTGAGGGTCACTGGTTCCTCGGCACACGCATCGGTCTGACGATGCGCGACTTCCCTCGCAAGGGAACGGTGTTCGTCGAGCAGGCCAGCCAGATCGACTACGACTACGACCGCGACAGTGCGGCGTGGTCTGCCGTCGTCGGCGATCCGCGGGCAAACGAGTCACCTCTCGAGAAGAACATGCGGCTCATCCGGGCAACCGTGGCCGCTGGACACAAGCTGGGAGTGATCTGATGATTCCGACGCAGGCCTCGTGCGACATGGATGACCCGGAGGAGCATGTTCTGTGGGCTCTGCCGGGCATCGAGGAGATGCCCGGCGTTCCGCTCCTGACTCCCGAACCTGGACTCCGCTCGCTGTCGAAGCAGTTGGTGGAGGCCGGATTCCGGCACCACCCCGAGTTGCAGGTGAAGAAGGCGATCATCGTCGGCGCACCCGATGCTCCCGGAGTGCATTGGATGGGCGTCGGCGCAATCCAGTGGGTCGACATTGATACTCCGGATCCGATGGAGGCGGCGTCGACCGAGCCGGTCATCGTGTCGAAGGAAGATTTCGACAAGGCATCGGCAGCTCAATTGATCGCCATCGCGGAAGAGCTCGAACGGCGCGGGGTAGTTCGCCCGGCCGCCGAGGTGCCGCCGCCGGTCGAGGACGGTGCGATCGTCGGGACGTACGAACCCGACGGCGACCAGTGACCTCACCGGACGGGCGGGTTCCAACTACCGCCTACGTCGGTACCTCGGGGCCGTCCGGCGTGAAGGGCGTGCAGAGCGAGACCGAGGCGCAGATCCGAGCGGCCGGGCGCGCACCGACCGACGCCGCATTCGGTGCCGGTCGAAACAACATGACCAACAATCTGTTCGGTGGGTTCATCCAGGGTGTCACCGGACTGATCTCGGCGCTCGTGTTCGGGCTCAAGGGTATTACGGGCGGCCTGATCGACCTCACTGGTGCGTTGAAGGCGACAGACCAGAAGGCCGACACTGCGATCAACACCGCGACCGGAGCGGCGCAGACCGTGGTGAACGTGCAGAAGGAGATCATCCAGAAGATCGCCGTCTTCGATATCCGTTCTCCCACTCCGGGTTATGTGGCGATCAACGGTACTGAGTGGCCGTCGATTCCGCACTCGGACTTGGAGATGGGCGCAACGGTCGTAGAACTCGGGACGTTTCACGAGACCGGCACTCAGCAGGGAAGTGGAACCTCCCACACTCACCGGGACAATCACACTCACGCGACAACTCTGACGAGACTGCCAGAGAAGTCCATGGCGGCCGCGCAGCAGTGGTTCGCGTTCATTCGCATCCCTATAGACACACCTCTGTCCGGGCTCAACTTCTACGCTCGAGGCACACCGACGGACTTGCGCACGCGTGTCTACTCCGTATCTCCGACCGGTGATCTGACGGCACTGACACCGGAATCGGGCAATCTCGCCAGTCTTCTGACGTCGGCACAGCACACATCGACGCCGACGAATTTCGACGACGCGCTCGTCGAAGCGGGCACCTGGGTGTGTGTGCGGTTCCGCGTGGTGGGCACGGTGTTCATCGCGGGTGCGGAGAAGTTCGCACCGGAGCGCCCAGCGGGGTTCTATCCTCGACAGCTCAACGCGACGACTGCGCTCGCGTCGGGGACGGTATCGCCGGACTCGATCCCCGAGTCGTCGTTGACGTGGCCGACGTACCCGTCAGGGTTCGTACCGTACGTCGCGGTTGGCAACAACATCGTTGTCGCGCAGCCGAAGAGGTTCTTCGAGGACAACTTCGACCGTGAAGATGCGGGCGGGCTGTTCGGCATCGGAAATAGTTGGTCGACGGCGACGAACGTCGGCATCCGATCGAACGATCTCGCGTACATCACCACCAGTGATGGCAAGGGGTACGCGCTGTACACTAAGCCGCTGACGACGGACTACCAGCTTCATGGATGCAGGGTCGGGCTGTTGCCGGATCCAGCCGATAGCCAGGTGGCGTTCTCGGCCTTGCTGTTCCGGTGCACGCAGAACCGATCGACAGGGCTACGTGTTGCATTCCGCCGTGGGGCGATCATCCTCCAGTCCGTCGCCAATCAGACGACGTTCACGAACCTCGTGTCGACGTCCCGCACGGTCGCGCTGACTGATTCGATCCAGGCCCAGCAAGGCGAGTGGGTCGGCACTACGTTCTACCCCGATCGAGTCCTTGTGTTCCACAACGGAGTCGAGATCATCCGGACCGACGTCACGAACGCGACCGTTCCGTACGGCCCGCAGCGGCGATACGGCGGACTCGGACTTGAGCGGACACCGTTCCAGAACTCGCCTCGAATCATGGACTGGTTCGAGTCCGACATCTCCGACGTGGAGGCAGCATGACCGAGCACGTCACTATCGAGCAGTTCATGGAAGTGCTTGCGCACAACGCCGACAACCGTCACGACTCCGACATCTGGGTGCTTCACGAGGACGGGACGACCGAGATCGTTTCCGACCAACCTCTCGCCGAACTCCAGAATCCGCAGTCGTGGCCGATGTTCATCTGTCGCGCTTCGGCGGTGAACGATCACGTCACGTACGACACCGCGAAGGCGGCGGACCCGAACAATCCACGGGCCGCCGTTGATGGTTTTTACGCCTCGCTCGACCACCTCAACTGGGCAATCGGCCTGACGGTGGCGACCAGATCGCCGGTCAAAGCCCTTGGGTCGCTCACTCGATCGGCGCTGTCGACGGGGTATCACGCAATCCGAACGAAGACCAAGAGAGGAGAGGGCGCATGACTCGATTTCTACCTGTCGCCCGCGGCTTCTACGTCACGTCAGGCTTCGGTTCCCGCTGGGGCACAACGCACTGGGGCCAAGACTTTGGGCGCGACGGCGGATCCGGCGGGCATCCGATCTTCGCCGCACAGGGCGGCCGCGTGACGATGGCCGGTCCGGCATCGGGATTCGGCCAGTGGATCTGCATCGACCACCCGACCGAGGACGGATCTGGACTCACGGTCTATGGGCACGTAATACCCGAAGTCCGTGTCGGTCAGCGCGTCGAAGGTGGTCAGCGCGTCGGACGGATCAACCCCGACAGCAACACGAATGGCGGAGTCTCGCCGCACCTGCACTTCGAGGTGCACCGGGCAGTGTGGTCACCACCGGGCCCGAACAGGCTGGACCCGGGCCCGTGGCTGCAGGGAGCGTCTTGGCCGGGCGAGCAGCCGCCACCACCCGCGCCAAAGCCCCCGTTGCGTGACATCTGGCGACTCATCCACGAGCAAGTGACGGGACTCCTTCGATGACAATCTTCGGAATCGACATTGCCTCATGGCAAAAGGGACTCAACATCGATCGCGTTGCCGCCGAGGGCTTCCGGTACGTCATCGCCAAAGCCACCGAGAGCGACAACTACCGCAATCCCGAGTACTCCGCCCAGAAGACAGGCGCTCGGAAGAACGGCCTGTACTTCGGTGCGTACCACTACCTCCGCGCAGACACCCCTGCCAAGGCTCAGGTCGACAATTACGCCGCGCTCGAGCCCGACAAGTCCGTCCCGGTCATGCTCGACCATGAGGCCGGTAGCGGTGACGTCCGAGTCCTACGGGCTGTCCACAGCGAGTTCGTCTCTCGCGGCTACCGAGTCAACCTGACGTACCTACCGAACTGGTACTGGGGCGGAACGATGGGCAAGCCCGATCTCACGGGACTGCCGCCGCTCATGTCCAGCAACTACGGCCGTGAGCGCGCGGGATACGCCTCGGCCATCTACCCAGGCGACTCCGATGTCGGGTGGAACGGATACGGCGGCCTCGATGTCGCGGTCTTCCAGTTCACCCAGAAAGCCAGCGTCGCCGGACAGTCGATCGACGCCAACGCCTTTCGGGGCACCGAAGCCCAACTCGCCGCACTGTTCGGCAGTGCGACACCATCAGGAGGAACCGTGGCAGACACACCGCAACTCGTGCTCGATCAGTTGATCGGCCCCAACGGACAGGGCTGGGAGATCCTCGGCCGCTCGAAGGTCGACCCGTCCCGCTTCAACACACTCGTCGAAGCCGTCGCAGAGGTCCGAGAGGCGCTCGTCAAGCCGCGCCCGTCGATCATCAACGGCGAGGTGGCATTCGACATGCCCACCAATTCGCAGCTCATCGACGCAGCCACATACCGCACTGAAGAGATGGTCAAGAAGCTCGTCGACAAGATGGAGGGCAAGTGATGTCGAAGCTCGCGCAGAACTACCCGCAACTCCGCATCGCGATCTACGGGCTCGTAGCCGCCGCGCTCTTGGCGGCAGGCATCTTCGGCTATGTCACCGAAGACCAGGCTGCCCGAATCTTGTCCCTCACCACCTCGGTCCTGGGCACTCTTGGTCTGGTCCTCGCCTCGATGAACGTCAAGAATCCAGGGCCGGTCCCGCCGCCTGTCGAATACGAGCTAGTCCCCGCTATCGATCCTGCGGACATCGCGCGGCAGGTAGCCGCACAGCTCAACTACGGAGTCGCGCAGGGCCGCGCTGCCATCGACACGGCTAACGCCTCGGTTGCGGACATCCGGCGGCAGGCGGAGCACATGTACGGAGAGTTCCGGAGCCAGTGACCGTGCAGTGGGCGGAAGCTAAACGGCGGATGCTCGACCGCCGCCTCATGGTGATCCTCCGGCCCCTGTCCATCCGCCTCATTGAGAAACTGATCCTGCTGCAAGTCGTCTTCCGCGGCCTCGACTACATCCTGCTACCTGACGACAAGCCGCCCATCGCCACCCTGTACGTCGTCGAGCGGGCGCTACCACTCGACACGTGGGGCTGGGCATTCATAGCCTGGGGCCTGGTCGCATACCTCGGGATGTGGTGGAAGGCGTCACCGCTCGCAGCGATCGGGCACATGGCCATCGCCGCGATCTACGGCGTGTTCGCTACAGGCTCGCTCGTCGAGATCATCGTCCGCGACGGCGAGTTCTTCGGATGGCGCACCGGCACGGGATGGGTGGTGGCAGCGGCGGCGCACGTGATCTTCGCGTTGGAGGCAGAGCGAACGTGGAGGATCGCACGTGACACCTGAAGACATCGCCAAAATTGTCTCGAACAACCCGACCCTCCTCACCATCCTCGGGGTACTTCTGATCGCCGGGTACGTCCTCAAGATCCTGTCGCAGGCATCCGAGACCAGCGCGAAACTGCTCGGGCCGCTGGGGAAGCGGTGGCGCGAGCAGGGCAACCGTGCTGCACGCCGTGCGGATGCTCGCCGGTCGGAAGACGAGAAGCGACGCAAGGAAGACAACGAAGTCATCCGAGACCTCAAGGCACGACTCGAATACTTCGTCGCTCAGGTCGAGGATCTCAAGGCGCACGGCAAGGAGAAGGAAGCCGCGTACGAGGTGAAGGACGACTACCTCACGTACGACGCCGAATGGCATGCGCTCAACAAGATTCACGCGGCCGAGAACGGCCACGTATTCCTACCGCCGGAACATATGTCGTTCAACGAGTTCCGGCGTCGATCAACCGGCTGGGTCGATCGCTAGCCGAACGCCCGCCCGCCACAGATCCCCAACTGAAAGGGGGCAGCCATGATCCGCGAATGGATATGGCGGCTACTCGGCACTCCGCCCGGAGTTGCCGAGCTCGAAGACAATCAGGAGGAATTCATGACCGCAGTAGACGACGCAATCGCACGCCTGTCCACCGTCATCGGCACCGCCGTGACTCAGCTCCGAGAGGTCAAGGCCAACGCCGAGGCCGTCGTGGCCAACGATGCATCCGAGGACGCTGCTCAGGCGGCAACCCTCGACCAGGAGGCCGCGAACAAGATCGGTGCTGTCGCCGACGCACTCGAGGCCGCACTGGCCGCACCGGCTGTCGAAGATTCGACAGGTACCGACGACACCGTCACCACCGAAGAGCCCACCGCCTGACCGGACTCTTCACCAACAGAGCCCCCGACTCATTGTGAGTCGGGGGCTTCTCGTCGTTCGAAATGTTTCATCGATTGACGTCAGGTGAGCGGCCACTCCCAGCCATCCTCCGAAACGTCAGGATGGAAGATTACGGATTGCGCATCTGAAGGCACATCCAGAACGATGAACCCTTCGTACTTCGATGCCGGCGCAAGGTCACTCGGGATGCGGCTATCGGACTCGTCGCATTGGTAGGTCACGGAGGTTGACACGTTCGGCACCGTCACCCCATCTCCGCGTAGTGCAGAAAAACTATAGGGGTTGAAGAAGGCGTTGAACGGTCCCATGTCCTGGCCCGTTCCCGTCTGGACATTGATAGGAACGGCGATAACCCTGCCGTTCTCGATCGGATCCAAATCGCTGCAATTGGTTGCATCGATTGGTGCGCCCAATGTCCACTCGACCGCACAGTTTCCCGGTCCATCAAAGCAGCCTGATCCCGACAGTTCGCCGAAATCCTTTTCACGATTGCCGCGGCTATTCAGCGGCGTTCCGGTCGTGGTTGCGGCTGCCGCAGTGGTGGTAATGGTGGCTACGGCTTGAGGCTCAGTGGTCTCGTCAGCGGCTGAGTCGTCAGCGGCAGGTGAACAGCCCGTAAGCAATATCCCGCCAGCGGTCAACGCAATCAGTGTCCGTTTCATGTGCTTACTCCTACCAGACTGTCGGGTTCGGTTCGCACCGAATCCCTCCATCGCCGTACGGTGCGGTCGTTCGTTCCCAGTTGGCGTGCGATCTCGCGCAATGACATCCCGCCCTCGTCGATGAGCTCAAGCGCGCGGGAGCGAGGGTCGAACTCTATTCGGGATGTATCCGGCGTATCAGCGATTGCAGGACGTTCGTCCTGTTCGGCTTTCTGGTCGGTAACTTCTGCGCGTCGACCGAGCTCGACCGTCAGATGAGTCGTCCACAGCAGGAACACCGGGGGAGTGAGCGCGACACCGACCGCGATCCACGAGCCCTGTGTCAGCCATGCGTGGATGCCGTTACCTGCGATTGACACGAGCGCCGATGCAGCGAGTAGCGACCACGCCGCTCGGTCGCCGCCGAGGGCGACTACTGCCACCGTGCCGACAACGATGGTGCCGTCGATCATCACCGGCCACAGGTACGCCTCTGGGCCGAGAGCGGCGATGCGAGCGAGGTCTGCAAGAGCGATGTACGAGATTGCGAAGCAGACGAGGGACAGGAAGACGGTGCCGCGGCGTGCCGTCGTCAGAGCTGTGGATATGGACAT